GTTAATCCTTTCCGTATCATTCTTATATTTAGCCTTCATTTTAAGCAATGCGTTTATATCATTTTGAAGTAGGTGACTATGTTTTAGCTCACGTATTAAATCAGTCACATCTTCCACATTATTAGCCTTTATCATTTTTTGTAAATGTAACCGCGCATTGTCGTCCATATAAGTAATTAAGAATTATTATTTTTAAACCTTTTTCATATAAAATGCTTAATTTTTATTGGTTGATCGATTGATCGATTGATTGTTTGTAAAAATTTGCAAATTATATAATATATAAATAATGTATACATGGGATTAATAGCACCTCCTACTACATATGCAATGAGTGGACCAACCCCAAAGGCGTCAGCAATGATAAATAGCAAAGCGGACGCAGTCAAATTAAATACGTTAAATAAAACAGCTGGTGGCAAAAGACGTAGACGTAGAGGTGGTGCTTCAACATTAATAGTTCCAATATTACCTACTTCTTATAAGAGTACTGGACCAGTGGATAATACGAAAGTAACCACTGGTATTTATGCAACTAGTGCAAATTCAACAGCACAATCAGCATTAGATAAAGCTGCAGCACCTGCTACTATGCCAGTTAAAGGAGGTAGTAGAAAGGGTCGAAAATCTAGAAAGTCGAGAAACTCGAGAAAGACGAGAAAAACTCGTAGACATAGAAAGTAAAAGAAGTAAAATATATCAAAACAAAACATAAACAATATGTTTTGACATATTTAGAATTATATATGAATAATATAAGTTAGTTATATGCCAAAAGGAGTAGACTGGATATATTTTACATATGTAAATTTGGGATTTATTGCATTAATAGTATCCATGTATTATTTCAGTGCTCTAGCAGATATCAAAGCAAATTGGCCTCTCTATAGATGCAATCCAATATATATGCCATTGTCCGATGATATAGAAAAAGATTTTACTTATTGTGTTCAAAATATGCAGACTGATTATATGGGATATTTGTTGCAACCATTAACATATATTACATCAGGATTATCGCAGATGGGTGGCGATTTTACGGAGTCATTGAACGATTCCAGAAATATGTTGGCAAATATAAGGAATTTTTTTACATCTATAATCCAAAATATTTTTGGCGTATTTTTAAATCTGATCACCGAGTTTCAAAAAATAACCATTGGTATTAAAGATTTAGTCGGAAAACTAATCGGAATTATGGTTGTAGTCATGTATGTGATGGATGGGTCAATTAAGACCATGCAGAGTACATGGAATGGTCCCGCAGGACAATCCGTAAGAGCCCTATCGGGAAATTGTTTCCATCCCAGCACGAGAATCAAATTAAAGACAGGAAAAGTGGTTAAAATGAAAGATATATTTTTAGGCGATATATTGGAATCTGGTAGCAAGGTAATTGCTACTATGCAATTAATCAAAACAGAAACGGACAAACTATATGTGATGCCTCATGGCGTAAATAACATTCCGATATATGTTACTGGATCTCATATGGTATTTAATAAAGCGACAAATAAATTTATAGACGTACAACATCATCCTGACGCTAAGGAACAATCAGATGTTGAATGTGAGTATTTTAGTTGTCTCATTACAGATGATCATCATATACAGATAGGGCAACAATTGTTTTATGATTACGATGATGATGAAATTAGAGCAGCAATGTAGTTTTTTATTTTTATTTAGATAGATAGATAAAATCAAAACAAAATAAAAATAAATCAAAATAAAATCAATATTACTATAGTATAAGTACAAATACTATGAATATAGATGATAGTTCTAGTAAAATAAATAATATGTATCAAAATTTATCATATTTCGACAATTATGGATCAAGTGTATTTATATTTATCGTCTTAATAATTATACTTTTCTTATCCTTTTCTTATTTTCAAGTGATGAATCAACTTAAGCCGATAAAGGATGACTGGGCTGCCAAAAGATGCAGTCCTAAAGTCATCCCATTTGCAGGACTAATCAATAAACCCGATAATATGTCCATAGTTGATTTTACTGGACAAAATTTTACCTATTGCATGCAAAATATTTTGACTTCTATAACTGGCGACGCAGTACAACCATTAACGTATATTACAGCAGGATTGAGTGAAATTTTCAAAGAATTATTTGAAGCGCTACAATTTATTCGAAATATGATGGCAAATATTCGTGCAAGTATGGCTAGCATCGCAAAGGAAATAATGGGTAGAGTTTTAAATATTATGACTCCTTTGCAAACGATTATTATTGCGGTGATGGATTCCATGCAGAAAATAAATGGTGTATTGACGGCAGGGTTATATACCAGTTTAGGCACTTATTATGCTTTAAAATCCTTACTCGGAGCGATAGTTCAATTTATAATCATCATATTAATAATTTTGGTTGGACTAATTCTTGGTATGTGGATTCTACCCTTTACGTGGCCATTAGCAATGACCATGACAGCGGTATTTGTTTCTGTCGCCATTCCTATGGCGATAATAATAGGATTTATGACCGATGTATTACACGTTAGAACCGATTTATCCATTCCTGGAGTACCAAAGCCCAGTTGCTTTGATAAAAATACAAACATCCAAATGAATGATGGTAGTTTCAAATTTATTTCAGAAATTGAGGTAGGAGAGAGATTAGAAAATAATATTTTAGTAACCGCGAAAATGAAATTGGACGCAAAGGGTAGCATCATGTATAATTTAAATGGAACGATAGTTAGTGGGACACATACTATTAAACATGGTGATATATGGATGCCGGTTTCAAAATACCCTCACAAAATATTGGTTGAAAAATATGAGGAGCCATATTTATATTGTTTGAATACGGAGACGAAAAGGATACATATTAATGATTTTATATTTGTAGATTGGGATGAGCTTACTGAGGATGATATCAATCAATTATCGAATACGGATTCAGGAGTACAATCAAAAGGTTCTACGTTTAAATCTACTTTAGATATACATAAATATTTAGACGGAGGATTTGTTGAAAATACTATTATTACTTTATTGGATGGTTCAAAGAGAGAAATAAAAGATATTCAGATTGGAGATGTCTTGGATGGAGGTATCCGAGTGTATGGTTTAGTGGAAATTGAAGGTAAGTATCTTCATGAATTATGTGAGTATAATTTAGGATCAAATCGTATTTTGAAAGGCGGTCCAAATGTAAATGTATGTGATAAACAAATATCTTTTATAACAACCTTGGATTTGGATGAAAAGAGTCAGAAAAAACAAATACCAAAACAACCAAAATTATATCATTTATTAACAGATTACGAAAGTTTTTATATTGACAATATTAAATTTTACCATTACAACTCAACGATTGAATTATTTTTAGATAGATATCGTGGAAAATTATTATCTATGAAATATGTATAATCATATGGAGATTACTATATTGGGAATGAAGTTTCGACTTGAAATTTTGATTTTAATAGCAGTCGTTTATTGGATTTTAGTAGGACACGTTTGTTGCTCTTGCTATAGAGGGGGAATGATGGAGGGATTGACAAATGCACCATTAAGCGGACAAAATAAACGCATCAGAGATTGGATTTTTGAAAAGCTAAATGTAGAGGGCTTTACTGGAGCCAATACTAATTATGGACAATCCGCTCCTTACAGCTTAGCCAATAAAAAGCCGGTAGATGCGTCCAAATGGGGAATGCCAAATTTGACTTATCAAAAAGGAAAGCCTATGAACAAGGCTGTTAAAGATTTTTTGGATCGCCCAAAACAACCCATCCCTCTCCCTGAAGGAGAAATGCTCATGTTTGCAAATACTGAATTCAAAGGAGAGTGTTGTCCAAGTTCTTTTAGTAATTCTATGGGATGTGCTTGTATTACGCTCCCACAATATAATTATTTAATTTCTAGGGGTGGTAATAACGTTCCATACTCAGAATATTAAGAGGTTATACGTTGAATGTTTTTTCTTTCGGTTGGAACAATTGTAAACGTATCAATAATTTATAAATAATAATAATGTAAATATTTTTATTTATATACCTTAATCATATTGCTTTTTGGAGAAAAAATATAATCCTTCGACTACGTCTATAGAATATAATCGGAAAACTTTTAATCGTTTCGATTATATTCGTTTTCTTAAAAACGTATATCTTACTTCGTATAAAGATTTAACAATTGTTTACCTATTTGTCAAACAAATGGCGCAATAATGAATATCCATAGATTCATCATATCCAGTGTCAATACTATCCGTTATCCATTCGTGACAACACGTCATATTAATTTTATCATGAATCTCTACTAAATATTGTTTTAATACACGTATATAATCGCACAATTGAGTACTATTGTGTAATAATTGATTATATTTGTCGACGAGCAATTTATCCTCTTGATGTAAATTATTAAGAAAAGGTTGCACATCTATCATAGTAGCATCAGTATCATTCAGTCTATCGTCACAAAATAGTATATAATTTTCAATATTGCGACGCATGCATATTAATGTACTTAATTTTATAAAAGATGTGCTGCAAGCCATAGGGTTGTGTTCAGACATGGATAATGTACTATATATTATACTAGTATATTATCTAAATATTTTTGATAATATGTATTACTATGTTTTGTAATAAAGAATTAGTATGATAAATATCATAATGGACAATATCTCATTTTCTATACCAAATAATGTTATCGAAATTGGTGAAACAACAACCATGAAAAAGACGGAAGTTCCAAATAGTAATAGTAATAGTAATATCCGTTATTTTAATAGTTCGTTAAAAAGTGAGTCACCATTGATAAATACATCAACTCCTTCGACTACGTCTATGGAGTTCAGTCGATCACCTTCGCCTAGCGGCTCTGGATCACTCCAAAATAAACCCACCATTTGTTTTGCAACTATGTGTAAAAACGAGGAACATTGCATCCAAGAAACTTTGGAAAGTGTATATAAATATATAGATACCTGGGTAGTGTGTGATACCGGCTCAACCGATAGAACATGTGAAATAGTTACAGAGTTTTTTAAAGAAAAAAACATCCCTGGTACATTATATGTGGATGAGTGGAAAGGGTTTGATGTAAATAAAACTCTTTTATTCGATAGATGTTATAAAAAGGCGGAATATATTATGCATGTGGATGCGGATGATTTGTTAATGGAGGATTTTACATTTACACGAAGTGATGCTGGGAAAATTTCATATCTTATAAATGTGAAGCGTGGTTCATCTGTTTATAAATGCTTAGTTTTATTTAATAATTATTATAAATGGCGGTTTTGTGGTGTGGCACATACAACTATTAAATGTCTAGATAATATTCATAAATTAACTGAGGGTGATTTATCCGGTAGAGATTATTATGTTATATCTAGAGATACTGGAGCAAGAAGTTTTGATCCAGAAAAATATTTAAAGGATGCACATAGATTGACGGAACAATTTTTTAATACATTGTTATTTGATCCAGATGAGTTGAATGGTAGATCCGCATTTTATGCTGCTCAAAGTTATATGGATAGTGGTAAATGGAAAGAAGCAGCTAATTGGTATACACTTTATACCCAATTAAAAAATACTTGGTGGAATGAAGAAATTTTTGAATCGCATATGAGAATTGCCAGTTGTATGATAAAAATGGAGTATACAGATGATCAAATTGTAGCTCAAATGCAAAAAGCAATAGATATATTTCCAGACAGAGCAGAGCCGCATTATACGATGGGTAAATATTTCAATGATAAAAGTAGATGCGATATTGGGTATACATATTTTAAAAATGCAAAAAAAGCAGATATAGTTTCAGTAAATAAAAAATATAGACTATTTGTAAACCCTATGGTATATGGTAAATATATAAACGATGAGTTATCTGTAGCATGTTATTGGACTGATAGAGCAGAAGAAGGTATTACATTGTTAGAAGAAATATTATCTGATCCTGAGTTTGATGATAGAAAAGAGCGTTTGTTAAAAAATAGAGAGCATTTTACAAATAAATATAATATCTAAATATGTATATAAGATGATGAACGATATGCAAAAGCGATTCGCCTTATTTTTGTTTGGATGTATAGGAATGCGATCATTATTTGTATATATTGCAAAATCAAGCAATGTTCAATATCTTCCTTATTTAGGTTATCTTGCTTTATTACCAGCAATAGGTTTTTCTTATATATTTTTAACTGGAACACGCCAAACGGGTGCAGAAGTTTTTGGATCTAAAATATGGTGGAATAAATTACGTCCAATTCATGCTATTTTATATTTTCTATTTGCTTTCAGTGCTATAAAAAAAATACAATATTCATGGATTTTCTTATTGATTGATGTAATTTTTGGACTAATAAGTTTCTTGACTTACCACTACGTACAAGGGGATTTCAAATACTTGTTTTAGATATTTACATATTCCTTCGTTTTTGCTGCGAGCCGTAGACGAAGTCGAATGTGAGCGATTGAACTCCATAGGCGCTAGCCGAAGGAGTTCCTACACATATAAACCATATAATGACGCACTATGATCATCTTCTTTTTTAATCAATTTATCAACTATGTCTTTAGTCACTACAAAAGGAAACTCTACCTGTAACGACATGTCCTCTTCAAATAGATTAGAACCAGGTTTCATTAATCTATATAAATTTAGTTTCGTATAAATAATTTCCATACACCTTTTTAGATTTCTAACTCCATCCTCCTTATTGCAGTGATTTTCAATAATATAATGGATCGAATCATCAGGAATAGTAATATCTTCAATTTCAAATCGGACTTGCTCACGAATTTTTGGAAGCATATATTGCTTTGAAATAACAGTCTTTTGCTTCTTATCATATCCTTTCGTTTGAATGCGATACATTCTATCCTTCAAAATAGGATTGATTTTACTTTCATCATTGTAGCTAAATATGAATAAACATTTACTCAAATCAAAATCAATTTCAGCGAAATATTTATCATGAAATTGATTATTTTGTGTTGTATCAGTTAAATGAGTTAAGATACCCGCAATTTCCTCACCTTTTGGTGTATCACTTATTTTATCTAATTCATCAAAATATATAACAGGATTCATGCATTTACTATCAATTAATATTTGAACGATTTTACCCCAAATACTACCTTCATATGTATAGCCATGACCTTCTAAGAAACTACTATCGGTTGCACCACCAAGCGCAATAAATGCAAATGGTCTATTTAGAATTTTACTGATGCCTTCTTTTACAAGTGTCGTCTTACCTGTGCCAGGGGGACCTTTAATAGCAATCGCAGTCCCAATGGCAGCGGGATTTGTTACAAGTTGACCTAACATTTGCATGATTTGCATTTTTGCATCATTTAATCCATAAACCGCCTCATCAAGCGTTTTTTGTGCGTTTGACATAAATTCGTGACAAATGTCAACACCATCTGAAATATTAACAGGAAGATTATCATATTTTCCGAAAGGAATTCGCATGAAGGTATCAACCCAATTTTTAATTTTATAATACTCACCCGATCCTGGTTCCATATATCTCAAAGAACCGATTTTTTTCATAGCGGCTGCTTTGAAAATGGTTGGCATGTTTGATTCTAATAGAGTGAGTCTATATGGTTTTTCAATGCGTGTGATTTTATTAATTTCACGCAATTCTTTGATAATTTTCTTTTGTTCAACAGGTGCAAGTTTTTCAAAGAATGTAAAATCATTCATGGTATTTTTATCACGAATAATACGCTTGAAAATGCGGCCATGTTTTTCCTTTATTTTTCGTTCTTTCTTTTCACTATTCTTTTTTTTATCCTTGATTCCCTTTTCACATACCTTGATGCAATCTTGGATAATTTTATTATTTTTATTTTTACTATGAATAAGCTCCAATTGTTGTAGCATTTTTTCATCTGAATCAATATCTGGATCTTCTGTATCAGTGGTAGTCTTTTTAATAATATCTAGTATTTCTGTATTTGAATAGATTGCATCCTTATCCTTATTTTCCTTCTTGTTGTCCTTCTTATTTTCTTTTTTAGTTTCTTTCCTATTTTCCTTCTTATTTGTATGTCTTTTAGATTTTCTAGACTTGGAATAATATTTTTCTTCTTCTTCCTCATCATCACTATCTTCCTCTTCTTCATCCTCTTCCTCTTCATCATCGCTATCCTCTTCATCATCGCTATCCTCTTCATCATCATCACTACTTTCAATATCTTCATCTTCATCCTCAGTTTCATCATCATCATCATCGGTATCATCGTCTTCATCATAATCCTCCCATTCATCTTCGTCATCATCTTCTTCATCATTTTTGTTTGACGAATTTCCAATAGTAAATATAATGTTGAATTTACCTGCGCCATTTTTAGTAATACGATGAGATTTCCTTCCATCATCGTCATCTTCGTCTTCATCACTATCTTCTTCTTCACTATCTTCCGACTCACTTACATCCTTTTCCTTTTTAGATTTTTTAAAATTTCTCTTTCTTTTTACAGCTTTTTCTTCCTCCTCCTCATCCTCTTCTTCATCAGAAGATTCATCAGATGATTCGTATTTCTTTGAATGTTTAGAAGATTTGGATATTTTTTTATTCTTTTTAGTAGCCTTTGATTTTTTATTTTTTTTAGACGAAAATTCTTCTTCTTCTTCGCTGTCATCCTCTTGTGGTAAATTTTTCAAGAATTTTTTAATGTCCTTTCCCTTTTTAACTTTATCATTTATATATTTTGATGGAAACATTTTCGCTAGAAAATTCTGATATTCTACTGCATCCATCTCATCTCCATCGTCTTCGCTAAAACTGGAATCCTCCCCATCATCGCTATCAGATTGTTCATCTAATTTTCTGCGACGAGAGCTTTCTTCCACTTTCTTATTGCGATACACCGGCGATCTTTTAATTTCCTTTTTTGAATCTCGAGTCATTCTTTATAATAATAGTAATATCATTGTAGGGTGATATATTGATTTCAATTTTATTTTATTTTGTAAAATGCAAATATGTCAATTTTTACTTTAAAATAAAATTGATTGTAAACAATCTAAATATTGTTGTATTAATATAAGGAAGATGGCCGCAAATAACAAAACAATTGCGCATAATAATAGTTCTAAAATTATTGGGATACAATTTAGTATTCTGTCTCCAGAGGAAATCCGAAAGGGTTCTGTTGCAGAAATTACTACGAGAGATACTTATGTAAATAATAAACCCATTATTGGAGGGTTGTTTGATCCAAGAATGGGTGTTCTTGAACCTGGACTAATCTGTCCCACCGATGGTCTAGACTACATGCAAACACCTGGATATTTTGGACACATTGAATTGGCACGTCCCGTCTTTTACATTCAATATTTAAGTTCCATATTGAAAGTATTAAGGTGTGTGTGTTTCAAATGCAGTAAACTTTTAATCAGCAAAGAGAAATATAAACAAGCACTGAAGATGGTCGGAGATGCCCGTTGGAAATACGTGTTTGCGCTCGCCAGTAAAGTCAAGAGATGCGGCGAGGACACTGATGACGGATGCGGATGTCTTCAACCTCAGAAAATTAGAAAAGCGGATCTTGCTACCATTTATGCTGAATGGAAAAATGATTCTGGTAGTGAGCAAGATGGACAAAATTTAGTGATAAAGGTTACACCTGAAATGGTTTTAAAAATTTGCAAAAGAATTTCAGATGAAGATGTGTCTTTCATGGGATTTAGTCCTGTCTGGTCGCGACCCGATTGGATGGTTTGTCAAGTCATGGCAGTGCCACCTCCTGCTGTAAGACCATCTGTAAAACATGACGCACAACAAAGGTCGGAAGATGACTTGAGTCACATCTTGGTAAATATTATAAAAACAAATAAAACGTTACAAGAAAAAATTACAAATAATGCACCTGCGAATGTTATTGATGATTGGACCACAGTACTCCAGTACTATGTCGCAACCCAAGTCGATAATAAAATTCCAGGAGTTGCTTCCGTCGCACAACGCTCTGGTAGACCTCTAAAGTCAATCAAAGATAGACTGAATGGAAAAGGTGGTAGAATGAGAGGAAATCTGATGGCAAAACGTGTAGATTTCAGTGCTCGTTCCGTTATTACTGCTGATCCAAATATATCTATTCGTGAGTTAGGTATTCCAATGAAAATTGCGAAAAATATTACCAAACCAGTTGTAGTTAATGACGTTAATAGAGCATTCTTGATGAAACTCGTTCAGAATGGTCCTGAAGTATATCCTGGTGCTAAAATATTGGAAAGAAAAAATGGAGATTCTATCACATTGAGATATGTGGATAAAAAGTCTATCCAATTAGAAAACGGAGACATAGTCCATCGTCACATGATGGATGGTGACCCTATTCTATTTAATAGACAACCGACATTACACAGAATGTCGATGATGTGTCACATTGCAAAAATTATGAAGCGAGGTGACACATTTAGAATGAACGTAGCCGATAAACTTCGTGTTGGCAACAGGGGGCGTTAAAAGCGTGTAACCCCCTAGTGAATAAATTAATAAAATTTTGAGGAAAAATAAGTATAAAAATGTGAGAAAAGTGAAAATAATTAACCTCAAAATACAATTAATTTATTTGCGAGACACCTTGTTGCGGGAAGTCCCTGAGAGCCTTTACTACCACTCTAATGTCGAAAGATATGAAGAGGAACTCGGTTAACAGCCGAACCCAGCGGTAATAATGTAAAGGATTGGGTAATCCGCAGTGTTACTTCCTAAAGTCGTTATGACAAGACTATGGAAGGCATTCAGAGACTGAACGGGTGTCGGTCAATAATGATAGGTTAGTCACCTTGAATTGATTTAAGATACAGTCCGACCCTCTGGGAAACCTTAGGGAACGGGACAAAGGACGAAACCGTACAATGCCGACTTCGATGGCGATAAATCTTGTCGTCAACAGGGGAACACTATTTAAGTTGTAAACAATACTTAATTAGGAAAATGTTGTAATGTTTACCTGTCCAATACTTTTATGAAGATATGGTATTGGATGGATATAATCCTCTAGTCATTAATTAATTCTTGAATAAACATAAAGATTGCTCTTAATACAAAAATATAATATAACAAAATAATATATAATAAATGATACTAAATTTAGATGAATGTGATAAGGTGGATGGCGAAATCTACAAAATCACGAATAACATAAATAATAAATCTTACATAGGACAAACTAGAAGTCATAGATTAAATCATAAGAAATATAGACCATTTGGGGTTTTGGGAAGATTTAAAGATCATGTACACGAAGCTTATTCCAATAAAAAGCATCAATCAAGATATTTAAATTCTGCGTTGTTGAAATATGGTAGTGAAAATTTCATATGTGAAAAAATACTTACTTGTAAAGTAAGCGAGTTAGACGCATATGAAAGACACTATATTTTAGAATACAAAACAAAATATCCAACTGGTTATAATTTAACGGATGGTGGTCAAACTCATGGTAGTTTAAAAGGAAACAAAATTCTTTTAGATGAAAATGAACTAGTAAATCCTCCAGTTAAAGAAAAATGTGATTTAAGTAGAAGCGAATATACAAGGTCTTTAATTTCCAAAAGATTAAAAGATTTTAAAAGTGATCCATTAGTTCGTGAAAAACAAATGGAAGTTACGCAAAACCAACACTTGGATTCGAAATTTAAAAGATTTGAAAATGTTGTAGTGGATGTAGAAAATATAGAAAAATACATATTCATAATTAATAATTATACGTTGAAATATCAATATATTAGAATAGTTATTGATAAAGTAAAAGCAAATTTTATTGGTAAATATGAAAATATAGAAATTATAAAAGCAAGAGCAATTAACTTTATACAAGAATTAATAAAATGGCAACGTGATCAAATTGCGGGAAACCACCTTAGAGCCTTTACTACCACTCACACTTAGAAATATATGTGAGGAACTCGTTTAATAGACGAACCCAGCGGTAAAAATGTAAAGGATTGGGCAATCCGCAGCCAAGACCCTAAACTCGTTATGATAGAGCACTGGGTAAGGTTCAACGACTAGACGGTTACGGCTCGCAAATGATGGAATAATCAACCTGATGCGGGACAAGGTATAGTCTGGCCCTTTGGGAAACCATAGGGATATTCATGGAGATGAATCTTCATATGCCGCAAGATGCGGAATCCGAATCGGAATTAAAAAATTTGGCAGCAGTGCCGTATCAGATAATTAGTCCAGCGAACAATGCGTCAATAGTAGGAATCTACCAGGATTCCTTACTGGGATGCTATCGTTTTACAAGACAACATATAAATTTTAATCCAAGAGAGGCGATGAATTTGTTGATGATGTTTTCGCGTGTGAACATTGGAGCGCTATTTGAGAAAGAAGGACCCGTGTCTAGCTTTGATATCTTATCGCAAATTTTGCCTCCCATGACGTTAACATATAAGACAAAGTTATTTGGAGATGACGAGAATAATAAAACTTCAAATAATGTGATGGAGATTAGAAATGGAAAATATATCCGTGGACAAATGGAGAAAGGAGTGCTAGGAGCGGGGTCAAAGGGTTTAATTCATCGTGTGTGTAACGATTATGGGAACATGGCTTCCGCGGATTTTATTGATGATTTGCAAAATATAGTAACAGAATACCTCAAGGTGAGTTCATATAGTGTAGGTATTAGTGATTTAATTTTGGATGCAAAAACGAATCAGAATATTATTAAAATTATTACGGATAAGAAAAGTGAGGTGAAAAATTTAATTGATCAGACGCAAATAGGTGTGTTTGAGAATAATACTGGTAAAACGAATGAGGAAGAGTTTGAAACAAAAGTAAATAATATTTTGAATCAAGCTTTGGCGGAGGCGGGAAAGGTGGGGTTAAAAAGTTTGGACAAGGACAATCGATTTGTTATTATGGTGAATGCGGGTTCAAAAGGTAGTGAGCTCAACATATCACAAATGACGTCTTGTTTGGGTCAACAGAATGTGGATGGTAAACGTATTCCTTATGGATTTGATAATCGTACATTGCCTCATTTTACAAAGTATGATGATAGTCCAAATGCGAGAGGGTTTGTAGAAAGTTCATATATCAATGGATTATCTCCCCAGGAACTATTCTTCCACGCAATGGGTGGTCGTGTTGGTCTCATTGATACTGCTGTCAAGTCGGTCACATGGGAAACCCAAATAGTCATCATTGAAAACCAACAAGCTAAATATACCGAAATTGGAAAATGGATAGATGCCCAGCTGGATGATGTGGAAAATGTGTCGAAAATCCAACACTTTACTGCTAGACAGATGGAATTATTAAATATTAAAGAAGGTGACGTGTATATTCCTACTACGGATGAAAATGGTGTAGTTACGTGGGGAGAGGTAACGGCTATTACAAGACACGACCCTGGGACTGAATTGTATGAGATAAAAACAAGTGGAGGTAGAAATGTGATAGTTACGGAAAGTAAATCGCTATTGATTTGGAACACAGAAACAAAGAAGTTAAAGGAGATGCTTACACCTGACATCAAGGTGGGAGATAGCGTACCTGTGACTCGTGAACTTTGTCAACCACCAATCATTATGGATAACATCAACATGACAGAATACTTTCCAAAGAATGAATATGTGTATGGAAATGAATTTAATAAAGCATTACAAATGATGGAAGAATCCATGAAAACGAGAAAACATATTTCATCTGGTTGGTGGAATGAAAATAACGGAACCGCGTTTACACTTCCATACACCAAGAAGTCGTCGCTTCAAAGAACATCCGTTCGTTCCAATTTAATGAATATCAAAGATGGTTTTATTTATCCTTATAACGGAAATCGTAAAGATACTTCTATTCCAGATAAATTCGAATTGAACGAAGAAAATGGGATTTTCATTGGATTATTTCTAGCAGAAGGCAATGCTCATAAAAATACAATTGGAATTACTAATTTGAACGAGAACATCAATGGGTTTGTTAAAAGTTGGTTTGACAAACATTCTGTTCATTGGACTGAAAAATCTAAAGTAAATAGTGTGGGACGATCTACGACGATTGTTGGAAATTCATCCATATTATCAACCTTCTTGACAAAATTTGTTGGATGTGGTGCAGAAAATAAACATGTTCCCACTGAGGCGTTTATTGCTCCCGAAAGTTTCATCATTGGATTATTGAATGGTTATTTCTCAGGAGATGGTACCATTGGTAAAAATTCAGTTGAAGTTGGCTCTGCATCAAAACGTTTGATTGAAGGCATCTCCATGTTGTGCTCTCGTCTAGGAATTTTCGGTAAAATGTTTAAATCACAATTGAAATCCAATAATTTCGGAACAAAAAATATTAAACCAACATATAGATTAGCTATTCGTTCTCAATGGGGTAAAATATTTGCGGAAAAAGTGCCATTGTTGGAAGAGAAAAAGCATCAAAAGTTGAATTCAATTGCGTGGTCAAAATCCCATCGCAATTTCGACACATATAATGATGTTGTATTAGATAAAATTGTGGAAATAAATATTATTGGTGTCGAAAACCACCCCAAGGTGTATGACTTGACTATTCCTTCCACTCTCAATTTTGGATTGGCGAATGGACTTCAAGTTCGTGATACATCCACCACAGGATATATCCAGCGCCGACTTATTAAAGGTTTGGAAGATCTTATGGTTGGCTATGACATGACTCTTAGAACAAACAAGGGGAAGGTCGTACAATTTACATATGGAGATGATGGAATTGATCCCGTAAAGGTTGAGAATCAGGTCATCCCATTGGTAAGCATGAGCATTCAAGATATTTACTCCCATTTTAATATTCCGGATGAACATGGGAAAATGAAGAATGTAGCGCCCGTTTTCTTGAAAAATACTATGACTCGAATGAAGAAGCAAGACAAAGAGTTTCAAGAAAAGGCGCAATTTTATACTCAAATGATGATCAAGAATCGTGATGCTATTATTAAAAATGTGTTTAAGAATAAAGGCGATAGTGTTGTAAATGTTCCGGTAGCATTTTCATATATTATTAATAATATTCAAGGACAAAATAATATAAATGCCAGCTCCATTTCTGATATCACACCATTCGAAGCATTTGAAATGATTGAATTTACTTATAGCAATCTTGAAAAGATTCGATGCGCCGTTCCTACTGAACTTTTCAAGACGTTATATTACTTCAATTTGTCACCCAAAGATTTGCTCTTTACTAAGCGTTTTAATAAAGCGGCTTTGACTATTCTTTTGGAGACTATTGTGCTTAATTATAAACGCGCAATAGTCGCTCCTGGAGAAATGGTAGGAATGATCGCGGCGCAGAGCATAGGAGAGCCAACTACCCAGATGTCGACGGCGTATTGTGAGCATATTAGGTGTGTGAAAATAAATAAAATCTCAAAAAATATTTCTATGGTCTCAGGAGAAATTGGCGCATTATGTGATAAATTGATTGAACAATCGCCTCAATTTACCTTCAATACTGGTCACATCGATAGTGTCGAGACATTACTTGATGCACTGGAAGACGAATATTATATAGTAGGTGTGGACGAACAAGAACGAACACATTGGAATAAAATATCACATGTAAGTCGTCATCCAGTAAATGGAGAAATGATGAAAGTTACCACAAAAAGTGGACGCATAGTTGAAACTACCACTAGTCACTCACACTTGATTCGTAAAGATCAAAAAGTAGTTCCTATTACTGGTTCTGATATGTTAACAGGAATGCGCATTCCTGTAGCAAAACATATTGATAATACATTTGTGAAGGATTCTGTAAATGTTGGAGATAAAGAATATAAATTAGATTATTTGTTTGGATGGTTTATTGGAGCTTATTTAGCGGAAGGAAATCTTAACAACAATTCTATTTGTATTACAAATATCTCACCACATTTTATTGAAAATACAAAGGCTTTTGCCGAACGATTTGGAAAGGTAAATAAAGTACGAGAGTATAAAGGAGAATATGGTCCGTCAGTGTCATCTAATTTTACACATAAACAACTAGCAGCTCTTCTACTTGAAACATGTGATAATGGATCTTTTGTAAAACACGTTCCAGACTTTGCATTCTTAGCTCCCAATGAATTCAAGGCAGGTCTTATTCAAGCGTATTTCGATGGTGATGGAAATTTCCAGAATGACGCGGCGCATCATCAAATCAGAGTGTCTAGTCGTTCCAAACAATTGATTAAAGATATGTCTCTTCTACTGAATTACTTTGACATTTTCGGATCTATCAAAGAAAATTTTACCCGCGGTTCAGCGATTTATAACTTAGCAATGTCTCCAAAATACGCGCTTTTATATAGACAATACATTGGTTCATTGGTTCATTCTGACAAACTAAATGAGTTAGTTGATTATAATGCACGCGATAATGCACATAGTTTATCTGATGATATTGATCGCATTAATGGACTTGGTGAGGTGATTGCAAAATGTGGAAAAGATTTGAAATTGCCTGGACAGAGTCGCAATTATGGACGATGGGTAAAAAAAGATTCCATCGGACGTCGCACTCTTGAAAAATATATCGAGATATTTGAGTCTCACGAGGATTCCAATAAAATCGCAAATGAATTAGCTATTTTGAAACAAGCCGCCACATCAAATGTGATCTGGGATGAAATTACGAATATTGAAATATATACACCAGAACAAACGGAATATGTATACGACTTTACTGTTCCAGCTAATCAAACATTTATGACTGATTATGGTGTCATAGTTCATAACACGCTCAATTCCGTTACATACGAGACACATATTATCGTAAGGAATCGTGAAGGAAAAATTCAAAAAGTGCAAATCGGAGAATTTATTGAAAAACATATTGCCTCGCCTAAAAAATTAGAATATTATGCGGAAAAGGATACTACTTATGCCGAGATGTCAGAATATTATGAAGTACCTTCTTGTACAGAAGGTGGTGAAGTTGTATGGAAAGAAATTGAAGCAGTTACAAGACATCCAGTTATTAATAAAGATGGAACAAACACTATGCTTAAAGTGACTACAAAAGAAGAACGTGAGATTATCGCAACAAAAGCAAAATCATTCTTAAAATTAGTCAATGGAAAATTAATAGCGTCAGAAGGAGAAACTTTAAAAGTGGGTGATTATATACCTGTATCAACAAAACAAATTGATTTTAAAGAATCAGATATGTTAAATGTAAGAGAAATTTTACCTATGACAGAATATATTTATTCGTCTGAGATTGAAAAGGCAAAGGAAGTCATGAATCAACATCATTGGTGGTCAAAACATCACGGAACTACATTTACATTACCATACAAACGAAGCGATACTTTGGTCGCTAAAGTTAGTGAAAAATTAAGACAGGGATGCAAGACCAAGACCGGATTTGCACCAGGTTGTGTTTATATGATGCAAACAAATATGAACGCATATAATATTCCAGAAGTAATTCCGTTAGATTATAATTTTGGGTATCTAATTGGCGCTTATGCTGCAGAAGGATGTATGACAAAGTTTCAGATATCTATTGCAAACAACGATGCCGAATATTTCAAACCTATTTTGGAATTGTGTGAACAATGGAATATAACTACAAAGGTCTATAGACATGAGAATAAAACCCAAGTTGGATGGACTAGTCAAGATTTACGTATATACAATACCATATTGTGTCGCATCCTAGAAAATCTTTGCGGTAAGTTAAGTCATAATAAATTTATTAGTGATAAAATAGTATACTCTAATAAAGAATGTCTTCGTGGCTTTCTGGATGCATATATTGGAGGGGATGGGTCAATTGACCTTAAACAACATAACATTTCGATGTCATCAGTTTCAAAAGAAATGTTAATTGATGTTCAAAATATATTGAATATTCTTGGAATATATGGATATATCAATAAACCCAAAAAACAAGAAACAAATAATAGAGGTACGTTAAGTGAAAATATTCATCAGATATATTATTTAATAGTCAGAAATAAACAAGCGCAAAAATTGTCACAAATGTTAAATATAAAAATAGATTATAAAAATGCAAATGCAAAAATTATATCCGAACATACGTATAAATGCGATTATGAATATAATAGAGATTATTTAACCATTCCAAATGAAATAGATGGTAAAATAGTATTTGAACCAAGATCGACTACTAAATATGTAGATGTATTGTTTGATAAAATTAAAAGTATTGAAGAAGTATCTAATACCACAAATTATGCGTATGATTTAACAGTAGCTGATACAAGGACGTTCCTCCTGCATAATGGAAGCGCGGTTTTCGACACTTTCCATTTTGCAGGAGTCGCTTCAAAATCTAACGTCACACGTGGTGTGCCAAGAATTGAAGAGATTTTGTCTTTGTCATCCGAGCCCAAGAATCCCTCATTAACAGTCTTCTTGAAGCCAGAAGATGAGACAGATAGAGAAAAGGCACAATCCATTATGTACATGTTAGAGCATACAAAAATGGAGGAACTGGTAAAGTCGATTGAAATCTGTTTTGATCCTGATAATTTAAATACCCTTATAAATGGGGATGAGGATACTATGGAACAATATCGCGCCTTTGAAAGTTTGGTGGATGAGTGCGCGGAAACGTCAATGGATGATTCAAATGAGAAATCAAAATGGATTATTCGAATGGTGATGGATCCGGAGATTATGTTGGAGAAAAATATAACCATGGATGATATTAACTTTACGCTTAAAAATAGTTATGGAGATGAAATCTCGTGTGTATATTCAGATTACAATGCAGATAAGTTGGTGTTCCGTATTCGAATGAATAATGTGCTTAAACAGAATGCTAAAAAAGTCAAAGTAAACCCACTCGATCAATCAGACCAAATTTATATATTGAAGAATTTCCAGGATCAGATTTTAACGAACATTATCATTCGTGGAGTTAAAAAAATCAAGAAGGTGATTCTTAGAAAAATTAAAGATAATGTAGTTGAAACCGCGGGCTCATATAAAAAGCAAGATATTTGGGTATTGGATACCATAGGTACAAATATATTAGATGTGCTTGCATTGGATTATATTGACTCCAAAAGAACATATAGTAATGATATTATTGAGATTTATAATGTATTTGGAATTGAGGCTGCCAGGCAAACTATCTATAATGAGTTGGTAGAAGTTATTGAGTTCGATGGTACTTACATTAATTTCCATCATTTGAGTGTGTTATGCGACAGAATGACATTTACAAATAAAATGATATCTATTTTCAGACATGGAATCAATAATGATAATATTGGACCTATTGCCAAAGCGTCGTTTGAGGAAACTCCTGAAATGTTCTTGAAGGCTGCAAGACATGCTGAGTTGGATATGATGCGCGGCGTTTCAGCAAATGTCATGTGTGGTCAAGAAGGATTATATGGGACAAATGCGTTTCAAGTTGTTCTTGACATTGATGAAATGCGCAAGCTGGAGGATATTATTGGATACGAACAGCCTGACGACAATGCAGTAATTGATAAAATGTTTGAAGGTGTTGATAAACCAGAAGACAAATGTAGTACTAACCAGTTAGTTATACAGAATAATGTTGTTAATATTAAAACGAGCGATCTGGGTAGTGATAATAACTACAATCCTGGATTTTAATTGATAAAATTGATGCTGTAATATGCTGTAATATGCTATAATATAATGTAAATATGTGTATAATAAAATAAAAATAATATATAAAATTATTATTTTTATTTTTTGCTGCGAGCCGGAGCCGGAGGCGAAGGTGAGTGATTGAACTCCGAAGGAGTTTGCAATAAAAATAAAATTGAAATAAAAATAATGATATAACAAATACTTATATTGTGTCAACTAAAATGAATTCTGTAATGAATATGGTGTATGAAAATGAGCGATTTATAAATTTGGATGACTATTACGAAGTATTTGAGTCTATATTGCAAATATTTTGGAGCATAATTGGAATATATCATGTGTGTATTTTGTTTGACTACATTAAGAACCGCATGCTATCGAATAATAGAGAAACAGAATATAGATTATTTGTTAAAAAGGTGAATGATTATATAACAACAAGTAATAGTTGTTTCGTACATATGGAACAAACGCATGCTTCTTTTGAAAAAAAAATAGCATCTATTATAGAAAAAAATAAATTTCCAGTGAAACGAGATGAAATTACGGATTTGCGATTAAAATGTGCATACATTTCATCAGATCTGGACAAACAAAATAATGAGCATCAAAAACACCAACAGGTGTTAGATATCGAATTGAAAAATATAATAAAATATGTAGATACACAAATAGCACTATCACAAACACTAACACATAATGATTATGAAAACCAGTTATTAGCAGGACAACTGGTGGATCAAGTAGCAGCAATTTTGGTAGAACCAAATAATAAAATACATAGTCTAGAACAGGGTTTAGTACAAATAAATAATAATATACACATGCTGAAAGAACAAATGAAAGTGCATATAAATCAATCAGATTCTAAAATTCAGGAGCTACAAGAAACATTTATACCTAGAGCAGAAATGATACATTATCGCAAAGACACCACAACGTCAGATAATTTATTTGGTTAGTAAAGATATTAAATATATTTTGTAATAGTATATAATGGCAACATTATATAGTATTATTCAACAACATATGAATGTAAATAAAATATTATTCCCGACTGAGAAAGGTTATGATGCGTATGATTTATGGAGAGATGTGTATAGTCAAAATTACGATAATCCTAATTTTGATCGTATTATTATTCATCTGTATTATCAATATATAACACATCTTCATTATTACGATGACATTTCTAATAAAATCTTATATAGAAAAAATAAATTTAAAAATATAAAAAATATGTTAGACAATATTTTTATTTCAGAAAGTATGAAAGAAACAATATTGAGTATTTTTTCAAAAACGCAAAGAACTTATTACGCGTTTTCAAAATTAGCGTACATATATAGATTTAAAAAAGCGAAAACTATGATAAAAAATGATTTGTATTTAAATGAAATAGATGAAAATAAGACAAATGTGTATACGTTATTTCAATATAATGCAAAATATTTATTTGTTATAAATGATTTAATTAATTTAATCAATAATAATTTGTCAAATTCTCCATCTTTTTTTATGGATCCATTAACATCAAAAAATCCATATAATAATATACCCTTCAGCGATACAGATTTATATAATATTTATTTTTTTATAAAAAATAAAAATGGAATTATACCAGAATTGTTCCATAATTTTTTTATGTGTAATTTTGATGTTGATCAATTTACATATGATAATGAATGTTTGATAAGAAATATCGCTATTCATAAATATGTATTTATAACACATTTTGATCTATTGCACTCAAAAGTCAAACTCATGTTAAACACCTATCTGGATAAATTGTATATTCATGAAGACTTTCCGAAAGAAACATTAGTAAATATAATGCGACCCTATTTGCATTTGCATTATTTGGACAAATATGCCATATATGGGACGATTCAAAAAAATGAATCAAAACAATTATTGCTTGCAAAATTGAAACAATTTTATAGATATAATCCCCATTTTGGTAAAAAAAAAATTACATTTGTGCAACGTCAAAAATTCACATTTGGAAATATAGTTAAATCTAAAGACAGATATCCACGAGTAATTACATTTAATGATAAACATATTAATTTTTACACGAAATGCACAACTCAAGAAATAAAATCAAATGCATTATTTTATTCTCACTTTTCATATAATGGCGTAAGATATTCATTTCAATATTATGAGGATGATGATGGGTATAATGATGAGCAAACTAGTAGCGATACACAAACGAGTGATGGAGAGGAAGGGGATGGGGAAGAAGGAGGAGGAGGAGGAGGAGAAATAGAAGAAGGAGAAATAGAAGAAGGAGAAATAGAAGAAGGAGAAATAGAAGAAGGAGAAATAGAAGAAGGAGAAATAGAAGAAGGAGAGTTAGAACGACAAGAATTAGAAAGAGAGGAACAAGAATTAGAATTAGAAAGGGTAGAACAAGAATTAGCAGCGAGTGGAGATACGGACGAGGATGAAGAGGTTGACGACGATTATGACTTTTGAACATATTCCTTCGGAATATAATCAGAAAACTTCGACTCGCATCGCTTCGTCTGCGTTTTCATCCAACTAATTATTCAGGTATAAATAAAAATATAAAAATAATAATTATATATATAATGACTTTTTTGAAATCATTAATAAATAAATTTAGTTTCCCAACTAAAAAACAACATAAAAAACCTAGGCAAATATCTATGAAGGAAATACGAAATAAACATAGTAAAACATTAAAAAAATATAAAACCAGAAAATCACCTCCCTATCCAGCAGATATAAATTGTAATAAAAAAATGCTTGGTAATGATGGAAATATGTATATATCTACACAAAATAAAAATTATATCTGTACATGGAAAAAATATAAGGTCGTGTAAATACAGAAGGAGTTATATTATATTCCTTCGCTAAAGCTACGGAATATAATCGGAAAACATCGGCTTGCAAGCAAGCCTACGTTTTCCTTCATATTCCGAAGGCGTCAGTCAAAGGAGTTGAATCTGATTGGACTATCAATTTAGTCTTGCGTTTATGTTTTCTAGATTTTTTAATCTGAATTCCTGTAGGTTGAATTGTTTTTACCTTTTTTGTCTTTGCTAATAAATTGACGACTGGTTGTGCTACTTGCGCCTCTACTGGTGCCTCTAATTCTTGATCTTCTACCATGACTAATCTACCTCGTGGTATAGCTATTTTTTTCACATATTTTGTGGTGGGTGTTTTTGAAAAGGTTCTAATATATTCGTCAATGGGTATTTTGTTCGATATTGCATTTGTAACAGATTCGATACATTCATCTGTTTGTAATATCGTAGTATGAAAAAATATATCTTGTGTTGGAAGAGCAGGGGAGACTATTAATTTATATTTCGGCGTATGTTCTTGCTTAGATGGAGGTGCCATTATAAACACGAATTTATCAGCTAAATTACCATAGGTAACAAGCACATCTGTTTTGTGGTTTGTTTCAAAAATAGTTTTACTTGAGATTAAAATAGAAGGAATATTATATTTATTCATTAAAATCCATAAATCTAAATTTGTGATAAAATAACTATCAGTAAATATTAAATGTTGAAACGACAAATGATTTGATTTAACTTGATCTCCCAAGGTTTTTTTACCCTCTGCAATTAAAATATCAACTATTTGTTTTTCATATGTAGGTAAGTATTTCAAGTATTCTTCATACAATTCATGTTTCAGTTGATCTAGAGTTAATAAAGTCCCTTTAAACTTTTTAATAATATCAATGATTAAATAAAATCCACAATAATTTGAATTTTCATATTTTAATTCATTAAAATCTGAAGGAAAACAAGGTCTCCATTTCATAGAAGCTACGTGCGTAGATAACTCAGTAACGCAATCTCGTTCTTCTTCCGGATTTATTACATTATCCAAATCTAATTCATTCTCATATATTTGATGTATAATTGGTTCTGCAGTATCATATGTATTATATTTAACATACTTATTTATAGTAGTAGCTACCAATCCGTCAAAATATTCTTGCGTCAAAATAGATTGAATGACTATAATTTCATTATCCTTTAAGTTATATCCAAGAGTCCCAAATGATAAATAGGATTGCGGTTGAAATATAAATGATTTTATTCTATTATATCGAATTAATTCATCTGACATACGTCCAAAATAATAACTTTCATTGTCTGCTTGCGTAATTAAATGTTGTTTCGGAAGAACTAATTGACATATATTATCACTATTTACTACACAAACAGGTTGTTTTGAGTCACATTTATCGTTTGGTACAACAATACATGTAGAAATTTCGTTTGACTCCAAATTTTTATAATCATATTCATCTGAAAATAGAATTGTTTTTTTGACTAAATCTCTCAAATAAGTAATAACCTTTTTAAGTTTGACATTATATAAAATGTATGGTAAATTAATTTCTCTCTCTATTTGCTCCCGCAATTTTATATTTTCATATTTATTTAATAATATACGAATAGTATTTCTAAAAACATTGAAAAAGTGTGTCTCCAGTTTTATTCGTTTAATATAATCAACGCGTTCTTCATCCACCTTATATGAGCTTGATATCTCTTCATCCGCAATCAAATAATTATTGTTATTCAATACTTTAATAGTCGTATTTCTTTCGGGACTCGATAATAAAATAAAATTGGTTAGCTGAATAAATTGGTTTGTTTGTGTTAATAACCCCACTATGTGTTCGTCTTCAACTATTTGATATATGGGATTACATGGAATCGTTTCATTGCTATCTTTGTATAGCGTTTTCAAAAAGGCTATAGTGTTTGCGTATGTATCAAACAAATTATCAGCGTTCATAAAAACATACTTCATAGTTTCATTTATGGAAGATGGGTAGCATGGGATAAATCCGGTTTGATTAAATGGATTTTTCGCTACAATCCCAATGACTTTGCCTTGAAAATTCACTACTTGAGTTATTACACTATAATTTATTTTATTCAATGCATGTATTAAATTATACAATAATATCGGTTGTTTAAAAAGTTTATATTTATTTGGCATACTGGCCAATGGAATGCATGTATTATGAATAATTGGTTTAATTACCTTTTTAAATACAGCGCGCATGGTTTTTGACAATTGTGGATCATATTCCGAAAAGGTTTTTTTTACATTTGTTGTTTTTTCATCCGTACGATACGCATATATTGGTTCATAGAATAGTCCATGTTTTAATATTATTAATGTCTGTTTTCTAGCCTCATAAAATTCACTTGCATAATGGTTTGTAGGACATAATAATTCTACATTAGATGTGGTATCATTATCGGGTATTTCTAGAATGACTAAGTTTACCCCTTGTGGAAATAGATTTGGATTGGGTTTACATATAATGTCCCATAAATAGGTATAATCTATTATTTCAGTGTTATCTTTCATATAACTTTTAAAATTGGCAAATGCAGCTACTATTTTTTTAAAAAAGACTAAGGTGTTATCATCACCTGGCGCAATTTTTGAATACAATGTAGATGTCAATTTTCCACTGGAATAATCGCTAATATCAACATTATTTATAGCATTTATATCTTTATTTATGGTATCCTTTGTAAAGCTATCAACCAGATTTCCATTTTGAAAAGTAATAAAGTTGTCTACATTTATTGAGTCGATTATAATTTGTTTCATTTTATCAATGTTAGGTATTTCAATAGGAATATTTTTACCGGCGGCATTTTTCTCCATTTTGCCATAAAATATGGCATCAGATATGCACGCTATAAAAGATTGTTTGCTATTAATTTCTACACCATGTCTCAATAAACACGTGTGAGATAATTTAATATTCGTGTTTGTTTTGCTAATTTGACACGATGAATTTAACTCATGTAAAAATTTTTGAATACTCATAGGTAAATATCCCCATCTATCTATTTCTAATGGAAATTTATCAGGACCCTTAACATAATCATCCTTTTCAGTTATTTTTTTAGGTGGTTCCTTTTCTTGTATAGGGTTACCCTTTTCATCCTCTTTTTTTCCGGAACAAATAGCACGTCTAGATAGTTGTCCTTGTGTGTCCCAGTTTTTATAACAACATGGGAAACAAGTATTTTTTACAAAACTGGGATAGTGTTTTATATATTTGTCCTTTGTTCCATGTTGAGATGGGTCAAAAAATTCAAATATATGTTTTCCTTTTGGGACAGAAGTTGCACTACGAGGAATAATGCTATCTTTTCCGCCACATTTACCCGCAGCAATGTCATCATCTGTGAGCGGGGTTTGTGTAGTTAAACACCAATATCTAGGACATATATAATTAAATTGTTTGTCTGGAGTAGATCCATATTTGATAACATCTCCTTCTTGTAAAAAATCTGGTTTATCCTTTTTAACTTTTTCTAATTCTTCATCTGTTAATAATACTGGTTGTTGTCTAGCACTAGAGGAACACATTCGTGAGTATGATAAAAATTTACCATCTGGACTCTGCATGACTAATGCAGCGGGGTCATGTTCTTCTATTCTATTAACAAATGGATTAGAGTTGTTTTTTAAAGGCATACCATCTATATTTCTTACATTTTCATTCATTGCTTCATTTTTCACCTCTTTTTTTTGCACATTTGCCTGCTTCTTTCCTTTTTTCTTTTGTACAGGTATACTTATATGCACTGGAGATGATTCTAATACTATTTTTTCATCAAATTCAGGAGCAACCCCTATAGGTTCTACAGGTTCTACAGGTTCTACGGGTTCTACAGGTTCTACAACTTCAATTATTGCGGGACTAGGAACCGGACTAGGACTTTCTTCATTAAAATCAGAAAGAGATTTTTCAGATTGAAACTCATCAGATCCAAGTACTTCTCCTTCTTTCAGACTAGAAGTTGACTGCGGAGTGGATGATGATGTTGTACTAGTTTGTCCACCTTTTTTCCCTCCAGAGCTACTCTCTTCATCTTCCTCTTCATCATCCTCATCATTGTATCCAAATAAATCCAATACATTTTGAAATTTATCTTCCTCTTCTTCCTCATTTAATGGCTGCTTCTCACGCTCATTAATAGATTGGTATTCTATATCATTATCACCAATGATAACAGGTACATCTGAATCAGGAAAAGATTCTTCAGAAGATGAAGTAATGTCCTCCATAACAATATCTACCTTCTCTCCAGTAGAGCACAATGCATGAATATAATCTACTGGAATTCGTGTACTCGTTTTATCCTGTGTTAATCGAATGAATGAGTCTAAATAAACAGGTATCGTATTTAAATAATTAATATCATCAATATTCTCTACATCAATGGTTATCACATTGGTTATTTGATTCAATATATTATTTAATTTAATAGTTGTTTTAAATCCAGGATTAATCTTAATCTCAATGTCATTGCCTTTCACCCCTCTTTCCACTTGTAATTCATTCGCCATTTTTTCGATTAATTCTCTCGCTTCTGCCGCGCTCATTTTATAATTTTCCATAAGAGCTTCAATAAACTCATCCTTGCCTCTAAGACCCTGCTTTTGTTTTTCAATAATAAAAGCCTCTTGACTCGTCCTCTTATTAAAATTAGAAACGCGCTTAAAACGCATCTCTATACCTTTGGTGGTTTGCAGTTTTTTAGATTCTATAACAAATGCACTAGTTAAACACCCCGCAACATTGTCATCCACATTAAATAATTTATCTATAGCAATGATAGCTTGATAATTCAATAGTTTAATCTCTACATGTTCATCAAAAAGACTTTCGAACAAATGAATCTTATATCCACTCTGTTCTAAGTAATTTTTAATCTCATTTATAATTGGATTAACCGCACCTTTAAATAATTCAGTAATGTCAGTGATATCAATTATTTTTCCGAAATCACAACTGATCATAATATTTCCATTTTCTTCAAACTCACACACGAGAGAATAAGTTATCCCATTCATCTCATGATGAATATAAACTGCCACTGATTTTGATTTCCCAATATCACGCATTAATTTAAATATTTTCGCCTTAGATAACAGGGGAATTTTTCTACCATCAATAGCCAATTTATCTGTATATAACCTATACACATTTTCTTGTCTAACGGATGGATTAAATTTAATCAATGGACTAAGTTCTGTTGCATGAACCAGTTTAAAAATGACGTCCAACGGAATCTTTATTTTATAGAGAGGATGCATGGCAATTTTAATAGATTTAATCCCGCTATTTTTATATTTCAGATTCTTTGATTCATCTCTGTATTTGTATATGTCGTAGAACAGATCCACACTTTTATATGTTTCTGCTACAGATTCATTAAATATTTTATTATTGGCTTCTATTAAATGTTCTCTCTGGGTATCAAGCTCAGATAAAGAATTTATATTGAATTTTCTAAATAATGTGGGATAATACAACTTTATGATATAGGTTTCTGATAGTTTTTTTGCATTGGCTGTTTCTAGAACATTTTTAGCCAAACATAAATAAATGTTATTGTCTATTATTTCTCCCGTATTTAACAATAGATTACTATTCAATGTCGTTAATGATTTTGTAGAAGCACGTTCAATAAATCGATCATATTCATCTATATTATACGGGTTCGATATAAAGGGGTATTCATTTGAAATGATAAAGATTTTTTGACCTAATACTTTTGACATAGCAAACTTTTTATTATCAATATTTAAAGCTAAGATATCATCATAATCGTATGTATCTTTATCTGTTTCAGGAGGAGTTAAAGTGATAGTATTACCATTTTCATCCTTTTTAATATTAAGTAAAAAATTGTCTAGGCATGCTCTTGTTAATTTTAATTTACCATTTTGTGTCAACGTTTGAAATACACTTTCAGAATGCAACAACTCTTCTTTTAAACAAAATAAATAAATCTCTTCTAATGAAAAAGCATTTGAAAACTCACGCATGATTTTTTGTTTTATCGTACCAATATTATCATCATAATGTATCTGTTGTTTTGAAAACCGAACCTTGATATTGTTTGATTTATCCTGGATGGTTTTAAATTCTTCCTTATTAAATACATTACTAAATGCTTCATTTGTAGGATCTCTTTCAAACAATTCTTGAGGGTTATCTATATCAATATTTATTCCATAAAATACATAAATGGTGTCAATCACATTATCATTTATTACATGATTCACTTTATATATTGGAATAATGTTTGAGTTTGACATATATATACTCGCGGTATTATTTTATATATTTTCCACCTTTATCAATAAATATGTATGTTTATTATATAGTCTAATATTTATGGATTGTGATGAGGTTGGTTCAATAATTCCGACATTCGCAATTATTACACATGGGTCAATAATAGAAGCAAATTTATCGCCAGAAAAGCAAGACATTTTAAAAAATGTGCGGTTGTTTAGTTTAGCTGGAGATGTACAAGAATCACATCATTCAATAGATGATGAAAATACATTTTTACAAAATTTGAATGACATATTTCAAATGGATTTAGATGTCCCCACTTCGGATATTATTGAACAATATGCTAATAATATTAGACCAGCATATCAAGATAAAATACAGAGTATGAATATGGTGGAAAACGTAGATGAGCGAAGCGAGTCGAAGTTTTCTGATTATACACCGGAGCGCCGGCGGAGGAGTATGACTAATATGAACTCTAAAAATGTATGCAGAATTTTTGATAATATAACGATTGATAAAATACTTGGTAGAGGAGCACCAGCATCTGGGTTGTTTTATAAAATGATGGAATGTATTATGCCACCAATAATAGGTGTGTTTTTAATATCTATTCATAAGAAAATATCAGACAATCATTTTGAATTATTATATCCATCAGCTGGTGACCCACCAAGCAATTTAAATTTATTCAATATTAAGGATTTTACCACATTTGCTAATATGTCACCATTTAATAAACCATTCCCTGCAAAATTATTTGATTTATCTACACCTATTCCTAGTAGAATAGTAGATCCTACAAAGATTGAGATGGTTGAACAAAACAAATCCATCACAAATGAAGAAAAAAACGTAATGTTGCAACAGCAGCGTGATGAATTAGCACAGATAACATTATTGTGGGATGTTACTATTTCAGCGGATCGTAATTATATAAATGCTATTAGAATGAGTACACTGGTAAAAGCAATTAAGGATATAATTGGAACGAATAGTAAGATAAATTTATTAGATTATTCGTGCACAAATCAGACTCTTCGTATGCCTCGGTCTCATGAACCTTATTTACAGAAATTTTCAACAGAACAATCCTCACCTACAACCGCCTCTAAAAAATGGGGTGGTAAATATACAAACAAGTCTAAAAATAGGAGGCATGTAAAAAGTAAAAAAAATAAAAAGAGCAAGAATAAAAATAAAAATAAAAGACGTACAAAACGTAATTCTAAAAAATTATATATGCATGATAGAAACTATCCCATATGAAACAGATAAAAAACACCACATAGAGCCAAAAGTGTCAGCCATTTTTTTACCATCTGTAACAATAGCATATACTAACGCAGCTATAAGTGTAATGGATGGCCATATATTTCTGATTGGATAATTATATTTATGAAATGAAAACGATTTTTGCGAATAAGGTAAATTCTCATACCCGTTCAATGTTATACCAAATTGAATGTAAAATAAAAACCCTAATAAAAGCAATACCCATCCAACATTATAAGAACCATATTTATAATTTGATAGTTTTTCAAATGGAGCCCAAACTAATCTACATGAACTTACCGATGGTCTAGAACACAATTTTTGATCGCTTAACCAAACAAGTAGACAAATAATATAAATAGCAGACAATATATTCATAATGAGGAATATCTTATCATATATGGGGTTTTTTGCATTATATAGATATTTATTGGCTATATGAAACACAATAACTTGTAGATATAAAACGACTGGTATAGACATTGATGCATATTTATTTATCCAATTACAATCTTGATTTTTCCATAATACAAATTCTACTAGTTGAATAAGTCCTATCATAATAGTCACTATGCCAGCAAAAATGTCTACATTATTGTGTGTTTTATTACCGGAATATATTAAATACGTACTACACAATACTGATATTGCAAAAGCGGTAGCAGAAGTGGTAGCACTATAACACATTTCTTTATTATAATAAGCGAATATTATAATAAAATTCAGTGCTCCATTTTTATTTTCGATGCAAATATATATACATATGAATAAAACCAAAAAGATACGTCCTTTATCTTTACATTCTGGTACTATTCCAAAAAAGGATGGGTTTTATATGCAAGGTGAATTTGATACGCAAAGCGCCACGTGGCTAGGATGGCCTAGTAACTTGGGAACGTTTCATATTAAAAAAGCACAATTAGCCATTGAAAAGGTCGCACGTTATATTAGCAAATATCAACGCGTTAATATAATTGCTCATCCTTCTACTTGGAAAGGTGCTTATAACTTGTTTAAAAACGATAAAAATATTTTTGTAATTGAACTTATTAGCAATGATAATTGGTTAAGAGATATTGCCCCCACATTTTTAATAAAATATACGGGAAACCAAATTTATTTAAGAGGACTTGGATGGAAATTTAATGGATGGGGGAAACCTAAGGAAATTATACACGATGATGATGCTTTAGTAGCATTAAAAATAAGTAATATGCTGTCTATACCTTTTTACGAAAAATTTAATTTTGTATGTGAGGGAGGGTCATATAGTGTGGATGGTAAAGGCACACTTATAACAACAGAGGAATGTTTATTAAATAAAAATAGAAATAAAAATATGAGTAGAAAACAAATTGAAGATGTATTGTGTAACTATTTAAATGTATCTAAAATTATATGGCTCCCTTATGGCGTCGCAGCGGATACAGATACAGATGGTCACGTTGACAATATGTGCGTATTTGCAGGAGTTAGCAAAGTTCTTTTAACGTGGCCCAAAGGATGCGGGACTGCTGAATGCGTTGATAAAGAACAGGAAAGACGTTCATTAGCTGCATTAGACGTATTAGAAAATTCAACAGATGCTAATGGAAAACCATTTACTATTTATAAAATTCCGCATCCCACAATTACATCATATACACAAAATGAAGTGGACCATTTACCGCGTGTAGATGGTTCTTATGTTCGTAAAGTAGGAGATAGATTAGATGCTTCTCACGTTAATTTAATTATTACTAACAAAGTAATAATAGTTCCAACATTTAATTGTTCTACTGACAAAGAGGCTATAAGGATATTATCTGAAGTTTTTCCTACTAGAAAAGTGGTGGGAGTATATGCTAGAGAAATATTGTTAGGTGGTGGAAATATTCATTGTATGTCTCAACAACAACCATTTTCGACATATTGTTCGTAAATCATAAATCATAAATGGGATTGTCTGTAATAGTCATTCCACAATAACTTTCGGGATTCTTTTTATAATCTACCGGATTATATATTCCTGCATCTTTTGCATTTTCAAGCAAAAACTTGAAATTTTGCCAAAACTCTTGTTTGTGACCGATAGACTTGGTCATAATGTGACTGGTTTCATGTATGGCCACAAATGTCAACGTATTTAAATCAATAAGGGTTGTACTATTTTTTGTTTTATTCAAACAAAAGGCTATTTTCTCTCCTTTATTCTCACTATACGCAGTAAGCTCACTAGTAGGTAAGGTTTCACATATTTTTTTAGGGTTAAATCCTGTGACTAATCTTATTACCCTTTCATCATTTGGATATTTATCATGCATATATTTTACCAATTCTTTACATTTGTTGGCTACATTGGCTAATAAATCAGCAGCTTCTTCCATTTTTTCTCTCTCTCTTACACAATATCTATTCCCATCTTTGGTAGATATGATGCATTTTAAATTATATGAGTCGGATTCAAAATACACTTTTAAACAGACTAAAAGTATGAAACCAATAATAATATATATAAATAAGTTTTCCTTCATTATATATATAAATTTATAATTATATACAAAAAAAGAAATTTGTATTTCTTTTTCTATATACATATTACACATTTATACGGAGTATTACACTATTACACCATTACACTATTACATCATAATGTCACATTTTTTGACCCCTTGTGCATATGTTCTATCAATAATATATATTTTATACGCTTTTGTCATTGCAGTCAATGAAAACACACTTTTAATGTGCTTTGGGTTGTCCATCATAAACTCCAATAACGTGGTATTTTCATCATTGGGAATAGAGACGATTTGTTTTACCTCTTTTCCATTATATACAAATATATCATAAATTTCTACATTTTTTCTGCGAGCCGGAGGTGAGTGATTGGGAATATAATCGCAAGACTCATAATTATCCATGTTAATGGACAATGTAGATGTCATATGGGTTAATTCTATGTTACTATTTATTAATGGTTTAATAGATGGATTTAGTGCTTCTGCTAAAATATTATGTAGATGCGCTAAAGATTGATGTTTGTACAAGGTTACATTGACAGCAGTATGATTGCTCAATTCTGCATGAATGAAACATTTATATGTAGACTTGTTTGTCATACATTCATTCAATTTATAGGAAAATTCTGAAAGGACTCCTGAAATGGCTAACATAGTAGTAAAACGAAATCGAACTGAAGTTTTCTTATTATATTACGAAGGAAGTATGATTTAAATCTAATTTTGGATAAGTATTTGATATATATTTTACAATAAAATATAAATCAATTTTTTATTTTTTCCATACATAAATAAATTCATGATATTTTTCAGCGGCTGTTCTTTTGGCTTTTGGTAAGGATATTTTCATATTGCATTTACCCAATATTTTTACCGCAACATTTTTATATACCTCGCTAGGAATATTGAGACAATAATGCCCCCCTTTTTTCAAATGTTTATATGTTTCTTGAAAAATTGGAATATAAAATTCTGTATTCCATTTATCTTTTGACATTTGTTCGTTCCCCCCATAGGTTTCAATATTATAATAAGGAGGGCTAGTCAACACCAAATCATAATCCAATATTGAATAATCTATTGTCAACGCATTTTGAAAATATAATTGAATATCCGTAGTCGAATGTTTCTTCAAAAAACGAGACATTTTATGGTAGGGTACTTCCAAATTTTTATTATAATCAATGCCGATATATTTCGGAATATTTAACGCACATGCTCCCACTAAACGACCACCCCACCCCATAGTAAAATCTAAAATGCACGTAGGTTTAAATCGACAATATACATCCATCGCAATAAGAGGATTAAAAATAGAAATAGGAGTATAATACAAATTGAAAATTCTGAACAACATTTTGCCTTCGGTGGGTGGAATAGCGCGTTTATTATAATAATCAACCATATTTTTAACAAAAGGTTTCTTTTTAAAACTCGCTTTATTTTTCCAAAAATCATAGAAATTAATTTTTTTCGTACCAATAGTATTCAAACGTTCTACAAGAGTATAATTATTCACCGATTTATTTCCAGTTTGACTTAATACCGCATGATAATCGCAACCGATTTGTTTTAATTTATTAAAATCTTCCAATGCATCTTTTTCTGTCAAATGAAACACTTTATCAGCAATCACAGCCTTTTGCTTTCTGGTATAATTATTTTTTTTAACAATTAATTTTTTTTTTGATTTCATACGATATATTTATTATATATTATGAAATGATAATTATTTTTTCACCTTCTACATTATGAGCGATGCTTCTTCTGACAAACATTGGTCTGTTCAAAATACAAATACACTACTGAAATGGATCACTATTGGATCATATTATATAAAGGTATTAGAACAAACCATCGCAGTAAATAGGTTTATCATTAGATCGAATACGATTATATCTATCGTATTGACTACTGCTACTGGATCAATAGGAGTATCTCAAATAAGTTCTATATTTTCTCTGCAAATTCAATTGATGCTAACATTGATATTTACAGCAATGGCATTTTTCCTTACTATTTCTACAGGTGTAATAAAAGTGTTGCTAATTCATGAAAATTTAGAAAAGTGTATTCAGGTAAAGCAAGAATGGACTTCTTTTATCACAAATATTTCTACAGAATTACAATTACCCAAAGTAGAAAGACAAGATGCGGTCAAACTAATCAGGGACAATAAAATGATGTATTTATCGTTGTTAAATAAAGACATTGAAATCAATACGACTTCTGAAAAAAATGCAAAAAATCATATACAACGTGAAATTGATAATAGTAAATCGGAATTGGATACCGATGAGAAGAATAACATATTGAGAAAAACAGATAGAAATGATATATTTATTAAGATGGACGCAGAGAGAAAAACCGCTCTGCATAATGATTATTCGAAGATGATGAATAGTGTGGGTATTTCCATATCCGATATTACAAATCATATAGTGAAAACCGAATTGCAGGCCATAGTAGATATGGATTTAGAAGCACAATACAACCATGTCATTAAAAAAGAAGCTTTAATTGCTAAAGAAAAGTTTAGTTGCGAGTTACTATTGAAGCAAAAAGAAATGCAATCGAAAAGACATGAAAAATCTTCCAGTATGCTTACATTGACTCAATCAACAACTCGTGCAGATAATGAAGATGATGATAAAACAGATGATATGTCGATAGATAAATCGAACATAGATAATGTACAAAACAATGCAGATGATTTGTCAGCTACCAATGATACTCCTATCACCAATTCTACGTGGAGAAATATATTCAATTTATAAAAAATTGATTTGCAATTTTATACATATATTATTCGTATCTAGTTACAAGCGCTAAACACAAGATGTCTGTACAAAATTTTACAAAGACCTACACTATGATAAGCTCTAGTGATAGATCTATCATTATTCAAAAAATTAACAATAATGAACTGGTATCGGAATGCGTTACCGGACAAAAGCAAGAATGGTGGATAAAAAAGCATCATCCCGATAATGAAATTCCTAAAAATATTTATTCATTACAAGAAGGGTCTATTAAGGAGTTATACGATAAATATATTACCACATATGGTGGTATAGAATGGGAGGAGTTTACAAATTATACTCGAGAGTTAGTTAAACAAAATATTATGTTCTAATTGTAGGTTTCTGTGCGTACTCATTCGACTTCGTCTAAAGAGTATAATCAGAAAACTTCGGCTTGCTTGGCCACTTGCGCAGTGTCTACGTTTTCCCCCATAATCCTTCAACAATATTATTGATGACTACGGATTATAATTAAAAATTGATTTACTATAATTTTTTTTAAGTGTAATTATAGTAAATGAACAAAATGATACCTTTTGAAAGATCATTTGCGGCTCATCCTAAATCACAATATTGGAATTATGAAAGAAATATTGGCAAGCCCAGCGATTACGCATTGAACTCCCATAAGAAATGCTGGTTTGATTGCAATAAATGCGGTCATTGTTTTGATAGTATTCTTAAAAATATAAATAGAGAAAATGCATGGTGTACTTATTGTCATCATCTAAAATTATGTAATAATGATACATGTACTACTTGCTTTGAAAAATCATTTGCATCTCATCCTAAATCTCAATTTTGGAGTAATAAAAATATATTACAACCTAGACAAATCTTCAAAAATACTAAAAGCAAATATTGGTTTAATTGTCCTTGTGGACATACTTTTGAAATTATTATTCATAATATATCTATAGGGAATAGGTGGTGTTCATATTGCAGCATTCCATGCCAAAAATTATGCAAAGATGATACATGCACGTCTTGTTTTGAAAAATCGTTTGCGAGTATTGAAAATAGTAAATATTTAACTAATAAAAATATAAATCCACGAGATATTATTAAAGGTTCTGAAAAAATATATACATTCTATTGCAATAAATGTAATAATGATTTTGATATGAGAATAAATTGTGTAAAAAGATCAAATTGGTGTTCATTTTGTATACATAAAACCGAATCAAAATTTTATGAAGAAACTATACCAATCTATCCATCTATAGCGAGACAATTTAAAGCATCTTGGTGTAAAAATAATAAATCTACATTCAAATTACCATATGATTTTGTTATCGAAGATAAAAATATAATCATCGAATTAGATGGATTGGGTCATTTTGTGCAAGTTTCTAATTGGCCTGCACCAAAAATAACTCATGCAAGAGATCTATATAAAATGAAATGTGCAAATGAAAATGGTTATAGCATTATTCGTATTTTACAAGAAGATGTTTGGAAAAATAAATTTGATTGGTTACAAGAGGTGATAAAAATGATAGAAAAAATTACTATTGATAATATAGTTCAAAATGTATATATTTGTAAAAATAATGAATATAATAATTTCGAAAGCGAATTGTTCATAGCATAAGGGATGTAATGTAGCGGAGTATTCTAAATTTATAAAATCATATATTTATAAATTTATGCATTTATGCATTTATTTATTTGTCGTCACAAAAATTAAAAAAGCTTACTGGGATCCAGCACCAATTTCTAGCGGAGGTCTCATGAAGTCTGGCTCGATAGTGCTGTTGTTAAAAGGTCCAACGTAAAGTTGAGGGTTCGGAATTTCGCTGCGCAATTGTAAATTTGCGTTTCTCAAGGTTTGCCCAATGGTGTCAATACCAATATGGTAACCAGCTTTCAACAAATTAATGTTGGCAAGCTCGCCTTTTCCGGAGGGGTTAAGTTGTGCCCATTGGCTGTTTGTATCCTTGGGCAACAAGTCCGCAGGGTTTTGGATATTGGGCTTTGAACAAGAGGTGGGGATTCCTTGAGAAGGAGTGCCCATACCACTGACGGCAGCAAACACTTCATTCTGACCTAAAGGCTCAGCGGGTTGAACCCCTGTATTGGATTGTTTGGGACCTTGTTTGCGCCCATTAGAGTAAGCGGCATTTGCGCCTTGACTCATGTATTCTGACCCGAAACTGCCTTTGGAAGTCAAATATTTGTAAAATAAACTAACCCCATACGCGACAATTAAAAGAACGATGATTGATCCAACACCATAATCTTTCCATAGCTTTTGAAGAGAAGCGTTCATTATATAAAATTCAAGATAAAATATTTTTTTGGATATATTTTAATTGCAAAATAAAATACAAAATGCATGAAACTATTATGTTAATTTCCTTAATAGTTTACGTTTTCCTCCACTTCAGTATCGGATTCATCATCCGAATTAGATTCATTGGAAATATTGTCTAAATCGCTATCGTCGCTATCGTCGCTTTCATCTAAATCATCCAACATATAAGTCTTCTTAATATTCTTTGCTTCTAAAAAGGCGACTATGGCCTCTCTCTTTGCTTTTTTGGCTTTATTTCTGGCTTCTTTATATATTTCATAATACACCTGATTTGGTTTTTTCAAAGTCATTGTTTCTAAATTATTCAAGTTGGTGTCGATATCGACCTCCATAAGTTCATTTGAATTTTCTTGACTTAATTCCTCAATATTAAGTCCGACTATGGATCCAACGATAGATTTTTCCTTAATATCATCGAGTTGACCAACGCTCTTTTCTAAAAGAGATGTACTAATTACTATATCAGATTTTGCCTTTTTTTCAGAATGCAATATGGAGTCACTCAAGTTTTCTAAAAGAGATAAAGGAGCTGAAGTCGAAGTATTAATAGCTTCTTCTATTTCTACAGGTTTCTCTATTTCTACAGGTTCTTCTATTTCAGTAGGTTCTTCTAAACAATTGTCCTCTATTTTTAAAAAGGTGTTTTGGAGGAAAACGGAGGCTTGCTTGCAAGCCGAAGTTTTCTGATTATACTCCGTAGACGAAGTCGAAGGAGTATCAGATTTTGTAGGAGCAGGAGTTTGGATCGACGAAACTTCGAAGGTGTTAGTCGAAGGACGAGCGAGGGATGACGTCTTAATCAAACAACTATCAAATATTTTATCAGTATTTAACACCATTGCTTGCTTAAGTTCTAAATCTATTTGAAAATTGCGACTCGTAAACTTGATACCTTGCACTTCTATAATAGAAATTATTTGGGTGTCCATAGTTACATCATCTATGGTAAGCGGAATCTCGCTCTCATTATAAATTTTAACATGAGGAAAATTTGTACTATAATTCATTTTCACATTAACCCTTACTAAATAAAATTTACCCGATTTGTATACCCGTAAAGGGGACGTAAATGCAGTTTCAATGTCATTTATTTCTAATTTATTTTGAAACCACGCCTCACTTTTATCATAAATCAATTTTTGACATTTCGTTTCTAAATTTTCAATCCAATGAATAAACCCTTCGTCCCCGCTATTAAACATTAAGTCAGTGTACATTTTTTTGCCGTTTTTAATAAACCCTTGTTTAGTCAAACATTTTGGAGCTTCAATGTAGAGTGGTTTGTTATTCTGTAAAATTTTAGTAAAATATGCACCTCCTTGTATTCCAGTTGGATGCGCTAAAGATATGTCATCAAAATTAAAAAGTTTATTTGGCTCGCATATATGTTCCATTATTAGATCAATAGAAAAATTATTTAATAGTAACACGCATAAATCGTAAAAAAAATGTATTGGTTATTATTATATTAAACTATCGCCATGAAAGAAACCTTTATCCAACAATGTTTAGATATATTAAAGAGAGATGACATTAAACATGAATTAAGAGCGTTATATGCACCTATGGTAGATTTAATATTGTACGAGGTAAATCCATATATTTATGTGACTATTGTTTTGGTATTTTTGATTTTTATAATGATTTTAGCAATATTAATATTGTTAATTTTGGTTTTGCGTAATAAAAGTTTAATACAGAAAATTTTTTAATGGATTTTTATATTTTCTCCTGCAAGTATATAATGACAACTTGCAACAAATCAATGAAAGGTGGTCGCCGAAGAAGTCGAGCTGTCAGAAGAAGTCGAAGTGCTAGAAGAAGTCGATCTGCCAGTCGTGGACGAAGTGCCAGAAGAAGTCGATCTGCTAGAAGAAGTCGAGCTGCCAGTCGTGGACGAAGAGGTGGGATGGGAGCCATTGTTCAAACTGGGCATGGACCCGCACCATTTGCAGGCGGACTAGATCAAATGATACTTGCAAATAATTCTCCTCCTTCAAATGCTTTATTACTCACATATGCAGATGGTAAAATTCAACAATCTCAAGCGGACATTAAGGCTCCCGCAGGTATGATGGGAGGTCGAAAGAGAAAGGGGCGAGGAAAGAAGGGTGGCTTTTTGGGTCAACTCATTAACCAAGCATTAGTTCCTTTTGGATTATTGGGTATGCAACACGCTTATGCTAAGCGCAGCCGCAAACACTGATCTTAGAAACACACATACACCCACAACAACATAAACACATAGAATAAAAATAATAATGGAAAGATTCATTATTATTTTCAAAGGATAAATTATGAACGCTACATTTGAACAAAAAATTCAATCATGGGTTTCTATTGACAATCAACTGAAATTATTGAATGAAAAGGTACAAGAATTGCGGGATAAGAGAAATGATTTATCTGAGAATATAACTAAATATGCTCAAACAAATAATTTACAAAATGCGACGATTCAAATAAGTGATGGCAAGTTAAAATTTGCAAATACACGAGTGGCAGCACCATTAACATTTAAGTATTTAGAGAAATCATTGGGTGAAGTTATAAAAAATGAATCGCAAGTGAAACAAATAGTAGAATATCTAAAAGAAAATCGCGATAGTAAAATAGTTCCAGAAATTAAGCGTCTTTCTAACAAATAATTTATATGTAAATAATGTATATGTCTACGTCTACATCTATTCCTATGTCTATGCCTAATATAATCAATGATAACGAATTTCTATTTTCTACATTAAATGGACAAACTTGGAGCGGAGGATTTAAAGTACACTCCTCTTTATTGCAAGAAGGTAGATCACCAATATCAACTATGAATGTAACACCTCATAATCCGAAACAAAGTGGTGGCGGTGGTAAGGTATCAGATATATTTCATCATTTAGCAGTTCCTTCTGGATTATTAATGAGAGAACGAACAGGAGGTGGAAATAAAAACAAACATATAACATCACATGATGTAGATAAGGTGGTAAGTGATGATATTCATGATCATTTTTTAAAAATGATGGAAGTAACAAAGAAAACAGGAAATAACCATACTAGAAAGGCGCTTGTAAATCGTCTTAAAAAAACGCGCAAAAATTTGTAGGTAGGTAGATATTTTATTTTGTATAAAATAGATAACAAAATAAAATGCATAGATAAATATCTAAAGTCGACTCCAAGTATTGTAATTAAAGGGTGATACTAAAATCTCGTCCAATTTTGTCTTCCAATATTCCACACGATTTTCCATGGCAATATCTTTTTCTGTTTTAGGATAAGGACTATTTGTTTGCATCATCTCTTCTTCTTCTTGTGTCATTTTCGGTTTATACCCGTAACAATTGACACCAAATTTAACGCGCGGGTTAGCAATATATCCGCCATTTATACCAGTACGTCCACAATCATGTTCATGACCTTCAATCGTCTGTAGTTGATCAAATGTTGATTTTTGTGTAGGGAATAAAGCCATTTGTTTATCTGACCATCCATAGTTGCACCATTCTGCACCCCTATCATACGCCTTTTCAACTTCATCGTAAGTTGCTAAACGAGATCCATATGCGCTACATAAAGTTTTTGCATCTTCATAACCATATTCGTTTCCAGGAATATTAAACACTTGTTCTACATATTTTATCTCAGGTACGACACTTGGTGCAGCGCCCTGGTTTTGATCAACAACTATATTTATTTGCGGCTCTCCACTAAATAAGTTAGACAATGACGCCATAATATCAACGCCAAAGAAATATTGAAATCCATTGAATAACACCAAAACTATTAACACTCCTATAACTATTGTTATTATCATATTTGTACTAGACCCGGAAGTGACAGAAGATCCGGGTGTTGCATCTGGATAAAACGATGCGCCTGTTTGAGCAGAATTTCCTAAAGATAAAAATATTATAATGTAAACAATAACAACCAAAGCCAAAATAATAAAAACACTTGGGTTCATTAAAATTCCATTCATATAATTATACATATTTTGACTATCTGGTGTTGAAGTTGAATTTGTATTGACGTCCATATATATTATTCAGTTGTTTTTTTTCTATAAAAAAAGCAATATGCTTTTGGCGTAATTAATTTATCAGTATCCACAATTTCTGTAACAATAGTATCATTAAATTCATACCATTTACCATTTGCATTTTTTACGAGCGCTGTGTAATGTCCGCCATGAACACCACCGCTATGATTACAAATACCATATAAATCATATACGTAGCTTTCTTTTTTATACCCAACTACATATTGTGATAAATCGAAATTTTCAAGAGGAAATGTTACTAAAATTTGAGTCTTACGATTTTGAGCATTAAATCGTTTAATATCAATCACCAGTATAGTTGGTAGACTCCAATAAGAAAGTTTCTTTTGAACGTTTTGTTTGAGTTTGGTAGCTTCATTATACCACGCATTATCTCCGTCCAAGACTTCTCCTTCTACATATAAATCAAAACAATCAATTAAACTCGGACTCTTGTTTTCTGCAGGGATTGATAAATTTATCATAAAATATGGCTCGGGAGATGCACTTAATACTTCACCAGTCTCTAAGGATATGATTTGGGACACATGAATACCATAAAACATGTTCCATATTTCAGAATATTCTTTTGAGTACATTTTCTGTATCATGGAAAAACATTTTACAGCCATACTATCAACCTGGTTTTCCACATTTCCGCTAATGCTCATATTTACATCTCTAGATAACCCAATATGAAAACAATCAATCACAAATAAAAGAAACTCAGGTAGATCATTTTGTGAATATCCTGTAAAAATATCGATTTTTTTAAAATGCGCCAGTTTTTGAATAGTTTTTAGAAATTTCCCTGGAGAGATTACACAATTCTCACTCCACATTAATGTACGCAGTTCATCCCATTCGATCAATAATGCCGACTCATATTTTTTTTGCAATTTTTTCCTATAAGTTTGTAAATTTAAAAAATCATTTAACTCATAGGTGTGGGATAATATTTGTATACACGAATTTACAAAGCAAGTATTTCCTAAGTTAGCCAATCCGGTTAATCCTTTATTTTTATATATTTCATGTGACATAATTATTATTATTAATATTATTAATAATCAATATGTATTTAAACACATTTAACAATTAATAATAATTACTACATATATATAATGTCAAATAATAGAAATAGAGGTTATAATAGAGGTTATTATCGCAATAACAACCCTAATACAAATACTAACAACACTAACAACATTAACAATACAAATACAAACAATTCCGGTATCAATAATAGGTATGTCTCATCTGATCAAAGATATTTATTAGATTTTTATATGAATTTATATAACCAAACATCAAGACAAATAGATTTATTATATTCATCGCTTGATGAAATTAGACATAATATTGATAATATTAGTGGAGTAAATGAAATTATTTCCAATAATTCTCCAGTAAGGACACCAATATCAATACCAGCACGAGCACCAATACCCGCACCTCCAGTACCTATACCAGCACCAGCACAGCTCCCGCAAACTACCAGTGGAAGACGACGTAGAAATAGATCATCACATTATAATTTCGGTTCAAATCAAGACACCGATAATGCATACAATTATAGATATTTAGTATATAATATTCCATCTAGAGCAGCAACAACACAAACATCTACAAGCGATTATAATAGTATATTTGGTCTTTTAAGAAACTTTTATGATAGGGTTCCTGTTGCACCTACACAAGAAATTTTAAATACAGCAACAAGAGTATGTCAATTTTCAGATATATTAAACCCATTGAATTCTAGTTGTCCAATTACATTAGATAGATTTGAAAATAATAGTAGTGTAATATTATTATTAGGATGTAATCATATTTTCACACCAACAAGCATAAATTTATGGTTTCGAAGCAATGTACTTTGTCCAGTTTGTAGACATGACATAAGAACACCTATAACCAATAATGTAGCCCCATCAAATAATGACAATACTAATAATGATGACTCTAATGAAGACTATAATAACGATGATTATAATCATGATTATGGATACGAAGAAAGCAAAGAAGAAGAAAAAGAACAAGAAGAAGAGCTAGAAGAAACGAAAGAAGACCCATCACAACCAATCAATAATAACCATTCTAACTCTTCAACTTCATTCAATGAGAGAAATAGTAATAGAAATAATATAGACGAGTCGTATAATGCCTTAAGAGATGTAGCTCAATCTATGATAACTCAATTGTTAACATCAGGAACGAATGATAACATTTTTTATGATGCATCGAGTAATCCACAATTGTTATCTCGTTTTAGCAGTCGATTTTAATAATAAAAAAAAATGAAATAAATTATAAAAATTATATTCATTACAAATTATGTATAGAAGACGCACAAGCAGACTATTGAAAATATCGACCAACGAAGAGGAAGAGGAACCAGAAGAAATAATGAATAATAATAATAATATAGAACCGGTAGAAAATGTGGCATTAGAAGAGCATGATGTGGTAAAACAAGATTCTATTTGTATTAGAATCATTTGTAAAATGAATTATCTATTAAGTATATCAAAAGTGTATTTAGTGTGGATACTTATTCATTATGCTACATCACAATGTTATGTAAAATTTTGTACACCTCCAAATATATATGGATTTATAATGTCTCCATTATTATCTTCCGCTCCGCATTGCAAGGCCATGCGATGGGCAATATATACTGGTGCAAACACTATAGAGAGCATGTGGATCATTATTGGCACCTGGATATGTGCAAAAATGGTGAACGCTTTATAAATAAATATAAATTTCAAAAGGTATAAAGGTGTGTCAACTAAATAGTATATAAATGCAACATAAGAGACACCGATTCCCGTGGGCGATGAATGAGATTAATAGACTTCATAATGAGTATGAGATCAAGGAATTGACTATTCAACAAATAGCACAACTTCATGATCGAACCATTTATGCTATTTTGAATAAATTGCAAGACGAAGAAATCATTGATAAATCATGGAAAGGGGTTAGAGGTTGGTCTTGGCCCGACAATTATAATACAGATGTAAACGCTAACGCAAATACAAAATCTTCTCCAACGTTAGATTTACAACCATCTGTTTTTTTTGACCATACTCCTTCGACAATGCTTTGCATGACTACGGAGTATAATCAGAAAACTTCGGCTTGCAAGCAAGCCCCCGTTTTCCTCCAGCATAGAGTCAATGAAGATAGTGATAGTGATTATGAACCGAGTGATGATGAGACTGATGGCGATTATGAACCATATAATAAGCATACTATTTTTAACCAAGTTCGTTCAGTAATGACCAGGATGAGTCAGCTTGCAACTGCATCTACATCTAAAAAAAATACAAAGGTCTCCAGAAATAATTACATTTAATTAGTAACATATACATTCCATATAATTTGATTTTCAATAATCATATTATATTTTTCTAGATTTGTTTGAAATACTTTGTCAGGGGTTGATTTTTATTTTTTTGGTTGTTGGTTTCTCTCAAAAACTCATCAAATAATAAAGCTTTCACTTCTTTATTTTTTAAATCATCTAATTTGTCATCAAATTTGTTTGGATCTGTTTTATTTTTCAATGTCTTTATTTCTTGTTGAAATTTGGATATTTTCGATCTTTTATTTTGCATAATCCACATTTTTTCAAGAACTAGAGCAAATACTTGTTGAACGGGTTTCATAATTTGATTTGTAATATAATGCGAGTAATCAATTTTCAAGTTATTTTCTTTGATATAATTAGGTGTTTCTATCTTATCACCCTGTAACGCCTTTTTATTTGCATTATGTACATAAATATATGCAATTCTATCTCCAGAAGTAGGTTTATTTCCAGGATCTCTAGACATTATTCTATCTGCGAGCACTTTGTGTGCGATTTGTTTCGGATTTTTGTATCCAGAACGTAACGATTTCGTGATAATTAATTTATCTACAGGACATTTCTCGTCTACTATATTTTTTAAACATGCTTTCAAAAAGTCCGTTGCCTTTTGTATATCCTGCTGCTTCATTAATATATCAATAATTCCGCCATAAATATCTTTTACGATGGGTGCATTATCTCTACGTTTTAACACTATACCCATCTCTTTACGTTTGCCTTTATTTGCGTCGTGTTCATAAAGCATACCGATATATCGTTTTTTAGACAATAAACAGAAAGGCATGAATGTTTTTTCATATTCCAAATCATGTGGTTCTTTTAAGAAGCTAGATGCTAAATGTCCAGCTTCTTGAGCCAATTCAATCGTAATTTCTAATGCTTTTTTACCTCGAATTAATTCACCATTTAAAGCCTGTAGATTAAATGTAAAGAATACTGAGTCAGTATCACCATATATGTATTCGGCTTTTGTCAACACTTGCCCATAATTAGCAGTATCGCAAATTTTATTACCATATGTTTCTTCTATTAATTTTTTAGCATATGTCAAAAGCATCCGACCTGTTGCGGTGGTAGATGCAGCCACATCTTTTTCATAAAAGGTACTTGTCTTCGCTCCACATTGACCATACAACGAGTTCGCGGTTAACTTATACGCCAGTTGTCTTTTATCTAATACATTTTTCATAAATTCATCCGTTTCCATAGGAATCAATTTTCTAGTGGTTTTACGTGCTACAAGCAACTCTTCTAAAATAGACGGCATGATAGCCCGACTACCTTCTGGAAATTGAACAAATCTACAAATTTTGTAACCACATTTAATTTTTTCCGCTGCCCCCGCCGGAGTTTTTCGTACATATTTAAACGCATCATACGTTACATTAACGTATTCATATTCGGGTAAATTATCGTAAATAAATTCACCTGCTTCATTTTGATCACCTGTTTCCTCAATCAAATGATCATTTAAGTCATACTCTCTAGTCCACACTTTGCTGTCATGTGATAAATTTTCACTAATCATAGAGGACGGATATAATGAAGCATAGTCGACGCATGCTACAGGATTGTCCAAATACAAATCACATTTTGGATCTAATACCATTGCGCCTTCAAATCCATCATCGCTTTCCATTTTTTCAATAGTAGGCATCAATGTGCGTTTTTCCCTACATTTTTTAGCTACATAACTGGTAAGCTTAATACCCTGTCCACGCAAAACTAAGAAACTAATAGGAACGCTGCATAATTTCGACATTTCAATAAATCCGGTTAAAACGTCAACTTTATTCATCAAGTAATGCACTAGGTTGCAATCCTGAATACAATATTTAGCAATGACCGCTCTATCATCAGCAGAACCATTAGTCATTCTGAATATATCTTTCGGTGTTACATCATCTTTTGCTAAACACCATCTCACTTTTTTGCTCATATCAGGTTCGATTTTACCCTTTACTACAAAGGTACCCTTCGATTTATCTACTGAAGAAACAATAAATTTATCCCCACCGCTATAATAATCCGTCGTATGTCCAATTTCTTCAATATGAATATAACTACCTGGTAACAATCCAGTTAAATTAGTGCTTTGAATAGTTGTATACGGCACATTATTATCAGCAGTATTATAGTCTAATTTTTTTATATAGTCGCCAATAAAATGACCAGCAACTGAATCTAATTTATAAGATACCAAATTTTCTTCTTTTCTAAAGAAATTAAACATATCAATTTGAATGCGACCAGGTATCTTAATATATTTTAAATCGTGTTGCCCGCTTGCAACATAGGAGGTAGTTTCTTCTATCATGTATTTACAAGTTTCGCGATTAAATGTACCACAAATTTCGTCCTTATTTTTAGATAATTTCAAGAATTCTTCCACGCACCCATTTTCTTCTGCACGATGAAACATAAACTGATAATCAAAACCAAATATATTATATCCGATAATAATGTCGGGGTTTTCCTTTTGGATCAAATTTCGCCATGCCAACAATAATGCACGCTCGGTATCATATGTTTCAATAACCGAATTATCAACAGAAACCGCGGAGCAACTATTTAATACAACACAATGACTCAAATATGGCTCTTTTTGACCTGAAGTTAAGAATGTCGAACCAATAAAGGTGACCTTATCTCCTTCTAATTTTGGAAAATAGGTATTTAATGATATATTCAATTCCAATAATTTAGAATCCCTGTCAAATTTTTTATCGCACATAATGTCCACGATAGTCGCATTCTTAGCAATAACTGGTTTGGTTTTTTTATTTGCATATGGGATATAACTGGAACCATGTCCGCTATGCTCACCATCCTCACCATCTCCACTATGCTCACCATAGCCACTATGCTGTCCATTTCCTTCCTCCTCCTCTTCCGCTCCCATAGCTTCAAACATTTTTTCAATCGTCATTTGATTTTTAAAAGCATCATTTTTGTTATCTCTAACCAATGTCAATAACCATTTCTGAATGAGTATTTCGATTTCGGCTTTGCTTTTAGGAGGGGGTCCAAAAGGAGGAAGTTTCGGGTACACTATATCGATTTCATCTAGTTTTTCCTCTTTTGTAGCATGACTAAATGCGGACAACATTATTTTTCTGAGCATTGATTTACATTGCTCTGAAGAAATATCGGTAACTATATTTTCAAAATATTCTACCATATCGATTGCCAATTTTTTATAAGATTTAATGGGTATAGGAAAATCACCATGACTACTACTGGCTTCAATATCAAAGCTGCATATTTTATAAGGAACGCGGGTTTCTTTATTATTTAATGGAATAATATATTTGTAATTTATAGTAAACTCGTGTTGGCAGTTGGATTTTTTGTCATGTTTGACTACTATAGTATGCTTATTTGGAAGCGCAACCCACCCTGATGGACTAATGTCTTTCATATGAAAGAATCGCAATAGAGGAGGAATATTGGCTTCGTATAAATATATATTAGACCCTTTGAAATTAAGTCCATCTACCAACAATTTCCTTTCTTGATCAAACCATAAATTTTTAACCTTGTTGAAGGTTTGGATATTGTTGAAAGTAAGTAATATAAATTTATGTTCCTTACCTCCATCAAAGCCGTATAATTTTTTCCGTTTTATAATCTTACACTCATTGATAGATTTCGCGTAATATGGTCCTACTCTTCTTTTTATAAAATCTACAAATTGAGTTTTAGTATGAATAGTCCAATTGTCGTCTACTTTGGCGTAGAAGAATGGTTTAAAATCCGTACATAAAATTGAGCACTGCTCTCCCTTTTCATTTATTCCGAACATTTGAATTAAGAATTCAGGAGTATCAGTAAACGATGAGGCTTCATCATCGCTACTATTCTCAGCTGAATTCTTACTATTATATACATTAAAATCTGTTAATTTGAAAACTTGTTCCATGATTGATGATTACTGGTAATTAAATATATGTGCTATATATTTAATTCAATTTTTTCTATATTTATTTTCTGGATCGTCTATGTTTTTTTGTACCGCGTCTAGATTTAGACTTAGATTTAGACGACCTATGCCTAGTAGATCTTCGCCGTCGTTTTCCACCACCACGAAGGCTGCTGCTGCCTTGAGATTTCACGTTTTTTTCAATCCATTCAATAAAGGAAGAAGTAGATCTATCCGCGTTACTTACGCTATCATCATATTCTTTAATTGATTTTCCCTTGCGTGATATGTGACGGAAACATGGATAACCATTAGGGACCTCTCCTACATGTTTTAAATCCGGTAACAAATTACTATTCACACGAACAACAATAACATTCTCGTTATTTTTATATTTGTCTGCTATACTATTTTCAATGCCATCCCAAGCTGGTTTTGCATTATCACAATGACCGCAATGATCCATAAAAATAAATAAAAATACATCGTCTCCTTTTAAAATATCTTTATTTAATAATTCTATTTTTTTCAAAAGGGACATATCTTTAGCAGAGATACTCCTCCGCTGGCGCTCCGGAGTATAATCGGAAAACTTCGATTCGCTTCGCCACTTCATAGTATCTACGTTTTCCTCCACATCGCCAGAAGTCGACGCATTATTGTCCCCAATAATTTTAAATTTCATACTATAAATTAAATATAGATAATAAAACCCACTGACTATTTTATTTATACGGGTGTATACTCCTTCCCATTCTGTTATATTTTATCTAACAAATTTTATCACTATCTAATATATATATAAATGTTATTTACATACGCAATACCGATATTAATAATAGTGGCATTTTTATCTGGACTATATTTTTGTGTTAAATATAGCTCACCTAAATCATTGGAAGGACTTACGAATATGAGTCAACCCAGGTGCCCTAATATATTAGTGCAAAAAGGATTAAAATATTATTTACATAATTCAAAAATAGCAAAGGTTCCTGGAGTAAATCCCATTGAATTTGCAAATTTAGAAGAATATGTTGAATTTCTTGATTGGCAACGAAGTCAAGGTATAAGATGTCCTGTTTTATATCTTCAACATACTTATGACGCGCAGGGAGATGCGGTATATAAAGTTCGTCCAGGTGTTACAGAAATGCAAGGCGGATTACCACCTACATCTACAACCGCAAAAAATGCATCAAATCAATTACCCATGTCATCTTTACAAAATCCTAACCCCACATTATTAGTAGATGCTACCCGTGACGATCCACCATACAATACAAATTCTGTTCCATCATATGATGCATCGTCATATTATGTTGGAACTACAACGCCATTGGATGCGATGAACCAAGCTCAGGAAAATTTATTACATAGTCCTGATCCAATGAGTGATAATTGGGGTGGTGCGGATTACACACAGAAATTAGTAGACTCTGGGTATTACAAAGGAAACGAAGTAAGCATTTTAGTGCAATAAACTCGTTATCATTGTCCATCGATATAAACCATAGTGTTATTCAATGCAGCTTTTACCGAATACAATGAATTCAAATTATTTATAGCATCTATATTTGTTGCGGCACTATCTGAACTAGTATTCATGTTTAACACAGATTTCAACATTAACAAGCTGATATATTCTTCCATATTTACAATAACATCTTCGTAATGCGGTTTATTTGCGGTTATTGAGAGATCGCCTTGCATTTTAATGATATGTTCTTTAATAGTGTCCGCATATTTTTTTGCATTACCTGCTTCCCCATTCGGACTGCTGGCTGACCCATCAGGTGCGGTAAATCCTTCTAGCATGTTTCGATGTAATCTTAATGATTTCGCGGCTAAATATATTAAAAATCCGACGACAACTATGATGCCTAATATCTTTAAAAAATCTTCATTCATTTATATATTATAAGTAGTAAAATAATATATAATAAACTAATTTAGACACACACATCTACCTCTAAATCCAGGCATTCTAACCCCTGGATTTCCATTTTTACATATACAAGAACCAGGAAATGGTGGATTTTGTAAACAGAATTCTTTTGTATATCCACTACCAATGCAACTATTATAAGATGATGAACCAAATGCTTCTTTCACATACAAAGTATTGCTATATAATATCCATACAGCAAATGATATCAATATGATAGTAACAATAATAGATTTTGTAGACATGTACATATACATATTAGCACAAAATATTATTCATATCACGACTTCAAATATTTAATCATATTGCTAATAATCAATTTACTGATTTTACGCGTCTGATTTTTTTCATTAACATAAGTAATATTTTTTAAACAGGTATCATCTTCATTTATTTTCAAAATTAAATTTGGGAATGTCTTAAATTGTATCATAATTGCTTTTGCCGATACATTACTAATTCCTGGTATTTGAGACAATAATATCTCTCCTATGTTATCGGGTGTAATATTTTCCTTCTTCACCTTTTTAACCACACTGCAATAATTATCTGTCTCCTTATCTGCATCCACCGCCACTATAGGAGTATTTAAAGCACTAATATCACTTACTATGCTATCACACACCTCAACTATTTTATTAACAGGAGCAACGATTGGTCTATTTAAATAATATGCTTGTTTATTATCCGCGTCAGACTTTTTAATTTTATACGCCATATTGCATATGATCATAACGGTTTCATCAATGGCGATACTTCGTAACACCGAAAACCCCTTGTAGTAATTGAGAGAAAACATAGCAGAATATAAAGTTGATTTATCCATTTTATCCTTAAATACATTCGGTCTGTTCATATCCCCTTCAATTAAATAAATAATGTTGTGATTGTGATGATTTATTCCATTTAATCGATAAGATTGCTCCTCGTATCTTCCGTCCTTAATACTTGCCGTTAAATCTCTTAGACTTTTTCTCTCTATGATAACTCGTTCATTAGATCCATCTGTTATGATCACATCGCCTAAAGGCAAAGCTTCAACTTCTATCGAAATATCTTTGTAAGACGGACTGATTTCTAAATAATATTTACATAACTTGATTAACTCGTGCTCACGTACATCAATTTTTATAATCATTAATAATTATATATAGTTAAATGGGTTGTTATTAAATTATTTATGTCAATATATATTATTTCCTAAATATATATTGAAAAAAGTGCGATTATAAATAAATATCGACCGGGATATTGTAAGAAAACGTAGGCACTGCGTAGCGAGCCGAAGTTTTCGGAATAAGCTCCGTAACGTTAGTGAAGGAGCTTTACATTTGACCACGTCCCACGCTGTATCCGTTTCTGCGTCTTTGAACAGGGTGTTTAGTTGTCAACAACATAGATTGGATGAGAGTAGGAGGTCTTTGAGGAGCTCTCCAAAACACGTGTGACCCCATATTGCCTACAGGCCATCCCACACTGCCTCCGAAAATACCTGCCTTTTTATTACCACCAACCGACCCTCCACTTTGTGCAGTTCGGTTTACAATAGTATTTGCATATCTAGCGCGCCCAAATTGACTTGTCATTAACGCCATTTTATATATACTCTTAATATTATTATTATTTACGAATGAAAAAAGGTAGAAATACAGAAAAAGCAAATACTTGTTAAATAATATATCAAATAGATATAAATATACACAACTATATTATAGTATAGATGGATAGCAAAATATTACACGATGACGATATTATTAAAGGCGAGGATGGATTAATATTTAATCCATACAATCCCTTAAATGTCGAGATTACATTGAATGAAGTTCAATCTATTCTTACTAAATATGGTTTACCTGGAAAAGTTAATAACATAAATTTATATAAACGTGCATTTGTTCATAGATCTTACACAAAACGCTCACATATTGAAAACGCAACGCAAAATATTACGATAGCAGAACAACCTTCTGATTGTTTGCCTTTAAAAACAAAGTCGAATGAACGCCTAGAGTTTCTAGGGGATGGTGTATTAGAATTAATTACTAAATATTATCTTTATCGCCGGTTTCCTAAAGAGAATGAAGGATTCATGACAGAGAAAAAAATTGCCATCGTTAAAAATGAAGCCATTGGGAAAATTGCATTGGAAATGCGTCTTAATAAATGGTTAATATTGTCAGGGCATGCAGAAGAGAAGAATATTAGAAACAATCTTAAAAAGTTAGGATGTTTATTTGAGGCCTTTTTAGGTGCGGCTTTTTTAGATTTTAATAAGATTGAGGTGAAGGATGAAGAGGGGTGGTTTACTAATATTTTTGTTACTGGACCAGGGTTTCAAATGGTGCAAAAATTCGTTGAAAATGTGTTTGAAAAACATATAGATTGGGTTGCTCTTATTCAAAATGATGATAATTATAAAAATATTCTACAAGTTAAAATTCAAAAGGAATTTAAAATTACCCCGCATTATTTAGAAATAGAACATGATATAGATACGGGATATAAAATGGGAGTATATTTATGTCTTGGTCAACAAATACATAATCTATCATTCAATGAAGCCATACATATTAATAAATTGAGGACATTCAAGGCGGTTCATGAACATGTGTCTAATTATGGAAAAATATTTTTATTTTTAGGGGAAGGACAACATAAAATTAAACGAAAAGCAGAACAAATTGCATGTGAAGAAGCATTGCAAAAAATCATTTTGTATTCTACATAAGAGAAACATAAGAAAACATAAATAGAATACAATAAATATTTCATATTCCTTCGGCTAGCGCCTTCGGAATATAATCGGAAAACTTCGGCTGCCTTTGGCAACTACGTTTTCCACCAAATTTAAAATCTTCAAAAGTATATATAGATAATGAGCACTTTGAGAGAAAAATTGAGAATTAAACAAGATGTAGGAAATACTCAAAAATCTCATAATATTATTATTCCTATACCAACTAAACCTGAAACAATTCATATTAACAAAATTACTATTGAAAATAAACAAGGCAATTTTGATATTTCTGAACTAATGAAACGATTAGATGAAAATAAATTAAAAATGGTGGTTGCTAAACCAACTATTCAGTCAAAGAATGAGGATGAACCTATACAAATAATTAATAAAAGGAAAATTAAAAAACTTACATCAAAAATGCTAACAGGATTACAAGAAGAGGGTATTTCTATAGCAGTTCCAGTACAAGCACAGGAACAAGAACTGGAACAAAAAGAAAAAGCACTGGAACAAAAAGAAAAAGCAAAAGAAGGTGAAGAAGGAGTTGAAGAAGAAATTATTATGATTAAACCTAAACGTGCCCCCCGAGGCAGAAAAACAAAAGCGCCTCCAAAAGGCATCGCTATATTAAGTCCTGAAGAGTGGGTTGAAATTGGTGACACTACAAATGTAGAACGTCTACCTGAAAAACAATTAAAGGTCAACTACAAAGTGAGTAGTTACTACATGAATAACAGAGAAATATTTATAAACGCGATGAACTCCTTATTTGAACCATATAGAGAGAAAATTTTAGATGACACTTCTCAAATTACATGTGACAATATAGGCAACGATGCACAACAATTTTCTTTATTGATTCATCAAATGGTCGTACGAGATTATTTGAATTTATACACCCCTTATAGAGGTCTTCTACTCTATCACGGGTTAGGTAGTGGTAAATGTCATGCAAAAGGCAGTCCAATTATGATGTCCACAGGCGAGATTAAATTAGTGGAAGATATAATAGTAGGTGATACCTTAATGGGTGACGATTCCACTCCTAGAGAAGTTCTCTCATTAGCTCAAGGCAATGACAAGATGTATAATATTATTTCTGAATATGGAGATAAATATAAGGTAAACCAAGAACATATTCTTTGTTTAAAAGCTACTGGATTTCCAAAATTACGTCTTAATAAGCATACATCTGAATCTAATTATATGGTTCAATGGATAGAAGACAATAATTTTCAGGTTAACACATTTACATTTACTACAGATGATGATGTTAATAAAAATACAAAAAAATCGGAAGCAATTGCTTTTTTTGAAACTATCCAAAAAAATGATGATACTAATAAGAATATTATCGAAGTTTCTGTAAAAGAATATTTATTATTAACGGATAGACAAAAGAATATATTAAAAGGGTATAAGGTACCTGTTATATTTTCAGAAAAAGCTGTGCCATTGGGACCTTATATAATTGGATGTTGGCTTAGTGGAAAAATAAAAAAATATGAGACCTTATCAGCTGACATTCAAATTAAATTTAATAATTTGAATGAAGAATCTAAAGCCATATTTGTGAAAGGTAGCATTCCCTTTATATATAAATGCAATTCACGAGCAAATAGATTATTATTATTAGCAGGATTAATAGACATGTGTGGACATTTATGTAAAAATGGCGATTTTGTATTTACACAAAATAAAAAGACATTAATAAATGACATAGTGTTTTTAGTAAGAAGTTTAGGATTTGCCTGTTATACCCGCATAAAAAAGAGCAAAAAGGCATGGTCTATACGTATAACAGGATCTGGGCTTGAACTAATACCAACTTTAATACCAAGAAAACAAGCCACACTAAAATCGCATATAGTAGATGCATTAGTTGCAGGAATAAGAGTAGAATATGTTGGAGAAGAAGATTATTATGGTTTTATGTTGGACGGAAATTGTCGTTATTTAATCGGTGATTTTTCGGTAACACACAACACATGCACTTCTATCGCCTTGGCAGAAGGTATGAAAAATAATAAAAAGGTAATAGTTATGACACCCGCATCTTTACGTCCAAACTACATAGCCGAATTAAAAAAATGCGGAGATGCGCTTTACAAGACAAACCAGTATTGGGAATGGATCGATACTACAAAACATCCAGAAGCGATAAATACACTTTCTAGTATGTTAAACTTGTCTGTTTCTTATATAGACAAACAAGGCGGAGCTTGGTTAGTAAATGTTTCAAAGAACGCACCATACCCGGAACTTAGTCCAGTAGATAAGAAAAAATTAGATGACCAAATAAATGAAATGATCGAAACAAAATATAGCTTTATTAATTATAATGGGTTGCGCAGAGATAAATGGCGAGACATGACAAATAATTTCGAGAAAAATTTGTTTGATGATGCGGTTGTTATCATTGATGAAGCACATAATTTAATTAGTAGAATAGTAAATAAATTAGGAAAAGAAAAGGAAGCGCCGGTTAATAAAAAAACAGGAGATATAGAAAGACGTCCATTTTCATTGGCGCTAAATTTATATCAAGATTTAATGAGCGCTAAAAATGCCAGAATAGTTCTTCTTACAGGTACTCCTATTATCAATTACCCAAACGAAGTTGGGATACTCTTTAATATTTTACGCGGTTATATCAAAACATGGCATTTTTCATTGGATATCAAAACAAGACTACCTGTAAATAAAGAATCGCTTCATCAAATGTTTATAAGAGAGAAACTGGTAGATTATTTAGATTATTCCGACAAGCCATCGCCAAAATTATCAATTACCCGCAATCCATTTGGATTTGAAAATAAAGAAAAAACAGATGAATATCATGGAGTTACAAATAAATCATATACACGACGTGACGAGTCGGGTACTAAACGTGTAGTGGATCCTGGAACTCTTAGTGACGAAGAATTTCAACAAAATATAATTCGGATATTAAAAAAGAATGAGATTGAAGTGATATCACAACCGACTATTGATAACTATAAAGCCCTGCCTGATAAATTCGACGATTTTGTGAATTTATTCATTGATTCGAGCACAGGAAAAATTACAAATGTAGACATGTTGAAAAAACGTATCATGGGATTGACATCTTATTTCAGAAGTGCTCAAGAAAAATTATTACCTCGTTATGACAAAGTCACCGATTATCATGTGATAAGAATTCCTATGAGCGATTATCAATTTACTATTTACGAAGAAGCACGCAAACAAGAGAGAAATATGGAAAAACAATCCAAAAAGAAAAAGGGTGCAGTAGATGAAAATGGTATTTACAAAGAACCCACCTCTACCTATCGTATATTCTCTCGTCTTTTTTGTAATTTTGTTATGCCTAAACCTCCAGGAAGACCCTTACCCATTGAAGAAAAGGAAACAGCGGAAATGACAAATACGCAACTAGAAAATGTGTATGAAGGGGCTATGAAATTAAATGAAAAAATGACGGAAGATGCAAATGAGGACGATGAAAAAGACACTAATGAATTAGAAGGCGATCAAATAATAGATAATATGGGTGATGCTACATATGAAAAACGTATGCGAAATGCTATTCAATATGTGAAAGAACATGCATCGGATTATTTGAGTCCTGAAGGATTAGAAACATATAGTCCTAAATATTTGCATATGTTAGAGAATATTCAATCTGCTGATCATATTGGAGTACATTTAGTGTATAGCCAATTTCGAACTTTGGAGGGCATTGGAATGTTTAAAATGGTGCTCGAAGAAAATGGATATACTCAATTTAAAATTAAAAAAGATGTTGCTGGAGAGTGGGCATTAGACATTAGCGAGGAAAATCGCGGTAAACCTACGTTTGCATTATACACTGGTACTGAAACAAAGGATGAAAAAGAGACGATACTTAATATATTTAATGGTGAATGGAATAAACTCACACCCTCTTTTGCAGCGGAACTAAATAGCATCGCACACAATAACAATGTGGGTGAAATTATCAAGGTTTTAATGATTACTGCTTCCGGTTCAGAAGGAATTAATCTCCGCAATACAAGATATGTACATATTATGGAGCCGTATTGGCATCCAGCACGTATGGAACAGGTTATTGGTAGGGCGCGCCGTATTTGCAGTCATAAAAATTTACCAGAAGAACTACAATCAGTTGAAGTGTTTGTTTATTTAATGACATTTTCTCCAGAACAAGTGAAAAGTGATGTTTCTATAGAATTAAAACAAAAAGATTTAAGTAAAAAGAAGTACCAAATTACACCGGATAAAGAAAAAATGGACTATGTTCCTTTTACAAGTGATCAAGCATTATTTGAAATTTCTCTCATAAAGGAAGAAGTTAGTACAAAAATAACAACTGCAATCAAAGAAGCATCCATAGATTGTTCATTATATTCTAGAGCTGGAGCAAAGGAACAATTACATTGCCTTCAATTTGGCAATCCATCTCCCGATAAATTTGCATATGATCCCAATTATAAAAAGGATAAACCAGACACCAGTGCGGCAATGAATAAAGAAAAAATAACATGGCGGGGGGTTGAAACGACTTTACGAGGTAAAACATATATATCTCGTAAAATTCCTGAAAAGGGTATGACCTATTTGTATGATTTGGATAGTTATAAACGCGCATTAGAAAATCCGGGGATAGAACCATCTTTGGTATACATAGTGGAAAAGAATGAACGCGGTGAAAATGTGGTTAAAAAGGTATAAACTCGGTAATATCTTCGGCTACGGATCGTACCGAAAGTATTTCTAAAATGCTATCTAATTTTTTATTCATAAGTGCAAATTCTATTTTTAAAGAATCTAACTCTTTTGTTACGTCTACCGGTACTGACACTGATGCAACAGATGCAACAGATTTTAGTTTTGAAAAAATGTTTGTGCTGTTCGCCGTAGCCGAAGGCGTAGGTGAATGATTGAACTCTGTAGGCATTAGCCGAAGGAGTGCAACTGGTTCTTCAGCAATAGATAGCTTAATATTATTATCATTATCATTTGTAGCCCATGATATTGATTTTTTCAATGTGGGTGTGGAATTATAATTAGAATTAGAATTAGAAGGAGAATATATATTATTAGGTAATGTAATAATGTCATTAGTTATATTATTCGAATCCATATTTTCTCCAATTTGTATATAGTTTATTTCTTGACTATGATTTATCTGTTGTTGTTTTGGTGCATTTTTATTTGATTTAATAGAGGTGATCTCACCCTTTAACCATTTTTCCGCGTCGTTTTTATTTATACCCTTATGTATTTGTTCTATTTCAAAATTTCGTTGTGCCAATGTTTGTGCTATTAGTGCTTCCATTTCATTTATTGGTTTATCTAATTTATCGCTAAACTTGGGTGCTTCTGGAATAGGTAATGCCATTGCACTTTGAAACTCATTTACTCTAGCAGCTAAATCATTATCAAATTTATTTTTTCTATCTGTATGAATATCTTCGGATGTAACTAAATCAGGCTTTTGCTGCGAGCCGGAGGTAACCGAAGGATTTTTTAAAGTCAACTGAGGTTTCTGTTGATTCTGTTGTGTGTGAATATTCGTTATAAAATTGGAAATAAAATTTTTATTCAATTGAAATAAATTAAAAGCGTTAGGATTCATTTTCTCCCCTTCGTAATATGTTCTAAGTTGATTATTAAAATAATTTTTAATATTGATTAGTTGATTTGGGTCATTTGTATTGATCACATTTTCATCTAGAATTACCTCCCATAATATCTCAACATTGTCGGGTTTTATAAATTCAGATACATTGCTCATTCTTTTTGTATTATACTGAATAATACATGTTATTATTTATATATATTTATATTTATATATATATAAATGAGTATGTTTACTAATTGGTGGTCCCCTCCAACCCCGCCCCCTCCCTCCATGCCTGAGGTGCTACCTGAAAATATGGTACCAGGAACAGAATATTACATACAGACAACTACTGACTACTTACCTGCCCAAAATGGACCAGATGATACATATGTTAGTGGAGTGATGAAATGTATAGGAACATTTATGAATTTAAGAATATACGAGGGAAAAAACGCACCTTTTTTTTGTAATATTAGAATGCTACCTGGAGCCCAAGTTGATTTAGGATTGGCATTATTACATAAGACTACTTCTATGACAAATTCACAATTTGACGTAATAAATGACGACCTAACTTTCACCAAATGTCCGTTCACTATGTGCACTAATAGCAAATGCTATAAAAATTCGGCTTTTTTCCCCGCCTCTCCCCAGAATAAATTTTTTTCCATATCTACTCCTGAACTACAAAAAAGCGTTGCTTATAGTAATACACTTACATCTCAAGCTGCAACTGGTGATTTCACCGGTGCTATTAAGCACGTAGAAAATAGTAATAATAAATGGAACCCTCAAAATCCAACGGCAAATACACAAGAGCGGATGAAAATGAAGAAAAACAAGTCGAGGTTTTCCACTCCTAAGACGCAAACTCCTTCGGTTGCCTCCGGCAACTACGGAGTTACCTCGCTCCCCAGCGCCTTCAGCTACGGGTCGCACCAATCTGAAGGAATATACTCCTTACCATTCGATTCAGACAATGGTCCCGCAGAAGCAAATGTTTTAGCTCTTATCATTAAAGAGAGAAAACGAAAAGAAATAATGGAACAGGTAAAAAAAAGGCAAGATGCAGCAAGGGATAATCTACTATATGGTTCACGTTCCCATTTGGGTGGAAAATTTAAAAGGTCCAAAAAGTCTAAGAAGTCCAAAAAGTCTAAGAAATCCAAAAAGTCTAAGAAGTCCAAAAAGTCCAATACTAAGAAATCAAGAATATAAAAAGGAGGAACTCCTTCGGCTAACACTATCGCTGCGCAAGGAGTTCAATCACTCACCACATTCCATAGTGCCTCCGGCTACGGCTCGCAGCAAAAACGTATACACTATAGTGGTAAGGCAATATGAAGTTTTCATCCAGATTATATGCTAATAGTATCTAATGAATCAGGTAATTTTGTAATATACAAAGAAAGAAATGCCTTTTGTATTTTATTATCAAAATCTTTCATGAACATTTCCAGACCATTAAGATTATCCTCTGAATTATCATTACTTATCAAATATTCATTTAGATCTAAAACCATTTGTAATTTTACATTTGTCCATTTGCTTGTTAATTTAGTAACTAATAGACCCGTATATAGCAACGACATTGTGTCAGGTTTGAATAATTTACTATTATACGGCTTATTGAGATGATTCAATATCAAATTGGAATAATAATGCAGACATAGCACAATAGTGGGACTAGATTTATAAGTTTGATCTAATTTTGATAATCCATACAAAGCGCATTCAAATAAATGTTTAATATTTGGCATTTTTGCAGTAAATGTGTCGGATAAAAAATGTTTACACGCGAGTTCAATTGGGTTGTATAAAAAATGTAAGTCTTCTTTCGTATTTTGCAATATAAATCTGACAATTGGTTGAAATATTCCATTCTCTTGTATGCCTACCAAATTATTACATATGCTTATTTTTGTACCAACAGGCTTATGACTAATAATAGCTAATTTTATAATTACTGACAATGGATCTAATATAAATTGTTTACACATATGTTGTTGTTCCTCGTGTTGTTTATCTGATAATTTGACCTTATTGGAAGATTGATCTATAACATCACCGATTTGTTTTATTGATTCTGTTGGTTTATCTATTGGGATATCTACTAGTTTATCTACGGAGTTATCAGCTGGTTTATCATCATACTTTTCGACGGGTTTATCATTAGACTTATTTTTGTTTATTTTATCCTGCTTATTATTCATTTTATACTAAAACAACAAAATGTTTTTATTATAAAATTTTTAATTATGATATTTATAACGCATCGTTGAAATATATTTTACGGAATTTTTCCATATATTTATCATATAGAATATGCTTTTTAAAATACTCACTTGTGTGTCTATCTTCTAACATATGTGCTATAAAATATAAGCTATATATTCCACATTCGGTATCTCCATATTGGTGTTCTACAGGATAATTTTGATCAAATTTAAAATTTATGGGAGACTTTAATGCTTTTCCTTGTTTTTTCACTCTTTCAACAAATGTCATCATCTCCTTTGGTATTTCATCCCCTGCACTATCAAAATAAAATATTATCGATTTTTTAATATTTATAAACATGGAAACCCAATGACTTCCTCCAAGATTATGTGGATCTAAATTAAATATAATCCCTATTTTAAATTTACCATTTTTGATTTCATTCTCTACATTAAAATGACACAACTCCTCCCACACACATTCACCATATAATTGATGTGTATCGAAATCTATGGGAGATGGTCCTATAAAATCGAAACATTTATACGCCTTTTCATATTGTTTCATTACATTTAATATATCCATACTAGAAAGCCATTCATTTGGATTCTTTTTCCATTCAGATGGGGATATCGGTGCAAAAGAACTAGCCAATTCTTTGTCTAATTTTCCATTGACAAATTTTTGTTTTAACCAACAAGACTCTGTATTGCAAACATTGCTCATATTGCGTGTCAATAGTTCCCATATCTCATGTGAGTCATTTGTAACTATTTTAGCATCAGGGTGCCTGGCATTCCATAATTCTTTTAATTTATATATCGTATCGTCTTCTAAACAACTAAATCCATTTTTCTTCTCTTTTGGACTACATCTTAATTTTACTAACTTTGAATAATTATGCAACTTTTCTTTAAACTTTAATGTTTTTGTATTGCGTTTGGTGTTATTGTGTCTTCTGGTATTATGACTCCTTTTATTTTTATTTTTATGAATTTTTCCTCCTTTACTTTTATTTTTATTTTTTCGAGTGATTGTCTTTTTCCAATATAACATTTTCGTCATATTTATTAGTGATATTTTTCTTTTTACGAATTCCTTTATTTTTCAAAACGGGATCTTTTAAATTAATATCCTTTTGTTGTGGTATTATAGGTTCTATCTCCTTTTTAGTAATCGTTCTTTTTACTAATTTTTCAAGCGCATTTGGCTCCATTATTTTTATAGAACGCATCATTAATTTGTTTATTTCATCTATATTGTCCATATTATCAACACCAGCTACATTATCAAAACTAGTAGCATTATTTATTGGTCCCAATAAATTATCATAATCCTCTTGAATTATATCAGATGTGTCAATTACCTTAAAATATGAAATACAAGTTTTTATATAATTGTCAAACGTATTTAACACATCTGGAAATAATGTAGGCGGTTGCTCATTGCTTAATAATTGTTTCGTCAAATCATATATGCGCTTTTTATAAAACTTTTTATCCTTTTTATTATTTATATTAATATGTGGTTGCATTTTACTATCGATGGATTTTCCATATAGTTCTTTATTTATTAAGTATTCTAGATCTATATCAGAAAGTTTATTATCAGGTAATGTATTATTAGACATATTATATTTATGTCTGATAATAATTCGCATATTCCTTCGCTAAAGATGCAGAATACATCTAATACTTGCATCCATTTGCAGATTTACCCGTTAAATCCTTAATCTGTTGACGTGTGCAGTTGTTGAATAGTCCATCCCCCACATTTTCGGGATTAGGATTAAATGAATTGAATTTTTCCTCAGTAAATAACTCTGGAAAAGGTTGATATTGTTGTCCACCTTGTTTGTCTGCTTTAAAACTAAATTTATATAAATCGCTATTGCTATTAGGCACGTATACAGATTGACTGCATTTTTGCAATGCATAAATTTGATTCCTTAATTCAGACTCTACATTTACATTTGATGCGTAGCCAGACCATGGTGCGGTAGCATTCCCTGGATTAAATACCTTACTTGTATTATACACTGGCATTTGTTCTAAAGGAGTTTTAATAGGCGCGCGTGGATCAACTATGGGCATGATAGAATATTTTGTCATAACCGGTCTAACATTTAAATACGGCTGCAGAATTTGGGACGGAATATTTCTATCATATATCCTTCTATTTATTGAATCCGTTATTTGGGATGTGTTCTCATTTTTACCAAAAGCATATGTTGACGCCATTAATATAATAAAACATATTATTTTATTATATTACTATCTAATAATTCTAAAGATAGAAAACATAAAAAGAAAACATAAAAAGAAAACATAAAAAGAAAACGTAAAAAGAAAACGTAAAAAGAAAACGTAAAAAGAAAACGTAAAATATATAATAAATATTTATTATATAGATAGATGTTTGATAAAATAATACACGATTTGCAAGATAATATGTTCAATGTGTTCGTTTTTATTTCGTATCTAACGTATGCCGGTTTAGCATTCGGATTATTCAAAAATGCACCAGCATATTTAGATGATCTAGATTATTATGTAAAAATTTATATTAGTTTATTTTTATTATGGCGCTTCAATGCATTTAGAGTTATTAAATTTTCCGAGCTTGATAGAAAAATAGCATTTAGTGCAGGAGTATTATTATTTACAACGTCCGCGGTAAATCAACTTCTCAAAAGTTACCTAGATGAAATACAGCTTGAACTAGCGCCTATTCTTTAATGTTTTATTATGTACTAATTTGTGTTTTCGGCTTTGTTGTTGTTGTTGCTGCTGAGTATTTTTGAATTTTAGAGTTGGATATGCCGTTTTATTATGTTTATTGAAAAAGTCTTGTAGGTGTATCATCGTTTTTTTAGTTACAATTTTATCAATATCATAATCCTTTGTTTTTTTCTCCACATATGTGTAGTCATATTTCATCATAAATTGTTTCATAAAAGTGTTGAAAGCATCAGCTTCCTTTTTATCCTTCAGAATCGTTTTACCAAAATCGCTCGAAATAAAACGTTTAATTAATAAATCATGTGATAAATCATGCATATATGGTTTCACTTTTATATAATAAACATTATCGTTATTCATATTTGGATAATATGTGTCATCTAAAAAACATATTTGGGTATTCGTGGGAACTTTACTACATTTTATAAAATCTGAAAACGTCTTATCATGCGTTGTTCTACCCAATTCTAATGGTTTTCCGTTAACTTTAAAAGCACATATAATTTGATCAAACAATCCATATTTTATTTTATCTTCAAAATATTCTTTTATGTATAAAGCCCATTGTTTAGGTCCTTGATTATTTGTATAAATCATAATTTTTGCACATTCGCCCGATTTTTTTTTATATTTTAAATAATTTAATATAGTTAATATATTTGGACGAATAAATTCAGGATATAAATCTAGTATTTTATTAAAATCCTTTTGAGATGTAGTATGTGTTATATTTATTTCTTTTATATACGTTATTAAAGCATCCCAAAATATACTGAGTTCCACAAAATATCCTAATGTTTCATCCATATCAAACACCACTATTTTAGATGGTGTATTCATCTAAATTATGTATATATTTTTTTATATGACAATATATTCATTATAATCGATATGTCTTGGAGGAGTATTCGATAGCCTTCAGCAACCACGTTTTCATCCAATACCTATCAAAATTTTTTATATCATCAAATATATATATATAATGAATACTACAAAAGCTGTTCCATTAAATCATTTATTTGTTAAAAAATTTTATTTAATTCGTAACAAATCCACAGGTAAATCAATCAAAGCTTTATTTTTAGGAAAGAAAGTAGAACACCAGCAAACGAGAACCAAAGGTCTATTAACACCTACTTCCGCGTATTTTGACGATGGTTTCGGTGGTTGGCGAAATTATCCTTCAGATGCATATGAATATTTTAATGTAACATCAGAAGAGACTATAGATCTTGAAACAAAATATAAAAAAATACATAAACCTGAAACTGAAGCGGACATTAAGAGTCATTATGCGGAATATGTTGAATCTGATGATAATGTGGGAATTTGTCCCATCTGTATGGAAACATTATGCATATTTAATGCGGATAATTTATATTTTGAACCACCGCATGGACCACCAGTTGAAATAGAAGAATGTGGACATCGATTTCATCGTGATTGTTTAAATTCACATTGTTCAACTCCTCCTAATAAATTAACAAAATGCACATGTCCGTTAGACCGCATAGAGTTTAACTTTAAAACAGACCTCATAGATAAATCAGTTATATGTCACAATATAGCAAAATATCGAGCTATGATATCATTAGCTTCCACTGCTAGAGGAAAAAGACGTCATCGAAAAAAACACACATCATTAAGACGCAAAACTAGAACGCATAAACGATCTATGAAAAAAACGAAGCGAACGGGAACAAGACACAGACGAAGGTAAGATGGAGGAAAACTGCTGGTCGCAAAGCGACCATCCGTTTTCTGATTATACTCCGGAACGTCAGTGGAGGAGTATGAAGCGACCTCAAAGTTTTCTCTATAAAATTATAATATTTACATAGATTAGTAGGGTATGTCATTCAAATTATCCAAGTCGGATTATGTAAAGATACTCAATTATTATGACATAGATATTCCAAAAAATAATACCGACATTAAACTTGCAGCTGAAAAGGTTTTAGCTAACAAATTGTGTTCATGTATTAAGAAAGTAAGTCCTACTAATGAGCCGCGAGCTATTGGAATTTGTACAAAAACTATTTTTAATAAAAGAAAACTAACGCGCGGTAAATTTAAATGTATTGGAACGAGAAAAGTTGCATTTATTAAAAACGCTAAAAAAATGAATATTGGATTAAAACAAAGTCGCAAACGAACGCTTTAACGAAGTTTTGCTATGTAGACAAATGATTAAGAGCACTCAATAAAACTTGTTCCTCGCCTGACAATTTTTGAAATATTTGACATTCATCGAATTTTATTTGAAAGTGTTTATGCGCAAAATTTTTACATAATACAGACACACCTATATCGGTGATTAATATATCACAAACTACACCTCCTTGCGTAAGCATTAAATTATCTGGATCAGTTAAAGGTATCCATCGAATAAATTTGCCATGTTTGATGTCATTGATTTCATCTACATATTTATACAAACGCAATTTTTTCATATAATCTTTTATTATATTCTTTGATAATTCTAACTCTTCAAGAACATCTAATTTAATATCTTCTAATTGTGATGTAGTCATTTTACATATTTGAGCATTATCTTCATTGTCTAATGCTTTTAATAATTTTTCAATATTCATATGAACGTTATTATTATATAATTGTTATTTTTATATAATAATATAGTTATATCTTTTAGAATCATCCGCTAGAGCTACTGATTCTGGGTCTGTGACTACCATGCAGATCCAAATCCACTTCCACCTAATACTTCATTCGCAGCCATTATCATACCTTGTCCCATACCCTCCATTCCAGGAGAAGCAGCACCAGGCATAGAGGTGTTATTATTTTGGTACATGGAATTGTAATCAGGCTGCTGTTGTCCAGCAGATTCAGTAGGTAAAGAACTTATTGATGTGGTTCCTCCTTGCCCCATTCCACTTCCTCCGCCCCCGCTATAAAGTGATACCATTTGCGCATCTTGTCCTTGAGATATGGGTTGTGATACTTTCACATTTCCTGACCCCTTTTTACCCTTTTTCTTTTTATCGTTAGAATCACTTTTTCCCTCCCACAACTCAACAACTCGATCAAATAATATACTCACTTTCTCTCCCAACTTTGTCTGTAGACTCAAAGTAATCATCAATACTGCTAAAATGATATAAGTTACACTAAAGTCGGGGTATTTTTCACCGCTATAAGTTGGAATATACGTTATTATACGATTAATTAACAATATTCCAATAAACATAACTACAACCTGAATGATAACTTCTGCTAAAAGTTCCATACTACTTTTTTCTTCTTCCGCTTCAGGAACGTATTTTTGCATGACCTTATTTAATATGACTATGGGTGCAAGCGCAATAACAGCATATTGTATTATATTTAACATTTCTGATTTTGATTCATCCTCAAAATTAAATACATGTTTGAAAAAACCCATATTAGATGATATATTTTTTGCCGTTTCGTCCAAACTTTCCATATGTTTTATAAATAGAAATTAAAATAATAAAACTAATAATTAAATGAATTGCACAAAACTTTGCTAAAGAATATTACAATATAAGACTTGAAATGCAAAAAGGTTTAAAAACAAAGTGTGTATAAATTTTATTAATGAGTAGTAGTGCTAGATCAAATGCCGCAGCTAGAAATCGTCGAGCAGGAGGTGCAGATTCTCAGCCTCAAAATGGACCAGGACAACAACGTGCTAACCCTACTCCAGGTCAGCAACAACAACGACCCAATTCTATGCAAGGTCAACAACAACGACCCAATTCAATGCAAGGTCAACAGCAGCAGCAGCAGCAGCAACAACGACCCAACAACCCAATGCCAGGTCAGCAGCAACACCCCCCCGGTATAGTTGTCGGGCAACAAAACATTCCTGCGAAAATGACTATAGGAGACGCAATAGGATTAATTACTATCAGATTAGGGCGTGTCGAAAATGCTGTAGCGGATATACAAGCAGATATGCCCTCTGTTGACGAAGAAGGTAATTACGTTGAACACAATCCCAACCCAAACGCACGCATTATTGATGAATCAGTATTTAATAGCATTGTTTCAAGAATTGAAAAAATAGAGACAGCTCCAAAATCAAATCCAATAGTTCAAACTACTTTTACAGCGTCACCTATATATGATAACAAATTTACCCAACTAACTACACAAATAGATGGTCTTAAGTCAGAAATAGGACAAGTGAAGGATTTAATGTTGCAATTACAATCATTTACTATGGAAACAAATAAAAAATTAGCCACTATTGCATTTAATGAAGAGGTGAAACTACAATCAATCCAACAAGATAACAATATAAATGCCTCAAATTTCAGTCCAGTTGATCAAATATCTACTGAGAGTGAGGGCGAATTTAATAATTTAATTGAGGTGGTGGGAGGACAAAATGTAGTTGATATGAAAGAACTAATTCAACAAGAATTAGCAACAACCCAATTGAGTGAAAAGGATAATAATACAAATGAAATTATGATGTCTGCTATGTAATGTGAGTCTAATATATAAAAATTATATGTGTATGTTATACATATGATTTCATCTACTTACAATAATAAAAATGTGATAGCTCTAATGGATATAAATGATATTCTTACGCATTTATGTAGTATAAAAAACGATAGCATATTACTCGACTATAAATATTTTAAACCATGTGCTCGGGTAGAAAATTACGGAGTAATTTTAAAACACATTATTGAGACGATTCAAACTATTTTACATGAAAAGGATACATTTGTTATTCATATAAATCTACAATCTCTTACCTTAAGTGATGTGGAAAAACATTATAGTTTTATACAAATAATTTCAGAAACGATGAAAAATACATTTCCTGATAAACTAGAGCAATGTAATATTTATAATGCGCCTTTTATTTTTTCGCAAGTGTATCGTATCATTTCTTTATTTATTGATAAACAAACACAGCAAAAAATGAAATTAATCGAAGGAATCTGGAGGAAAACATAAATGACTACATATAGCAAACATAAAATATATTATATTTGTAAATATATTAAATCGATAATGTCATATACTACTATTATGAAACTATCCATCACAGAAAAATCCAAAAAGGATATTTTTATTTCACTTTTCCAATTATTAAAAAATTGTTCCAGTGTGATTACTATCATATTCAATACAGATCACATTTATGTTCAAGGTATGGACAAAGCACACGTTTGTTTATTTGATATTAAAATTTTTTCATCATGGTTTGATAAATATGAATATAGTTCCGACGATAAAGATCATATATGTGTAGACACAAACATCTTTCATAATGTTCTCTCTATGAATCAAGAACAACATACTATTTTCATTTATTACGAAGGCGATCCCGATACTATTTGTATAGATTTATTAAATAAAACCACAGAAGGAAAGGGAGACTTTAATAAACATTTTAGAATTCCACTAGTTGAATTAGAAAATAATTTAATGACTATACCAGGTGATACCGAGTATGATGCAGAATTTTCCATTAATTCTAAAAAAATCCAAGAAATATGCTCACAACTGCTCATTTTTGGTGATATCATGCAGGTGAAATGTTCAGAAGAAAAAATAGATTTGAGTTCTACTGGAGTAAATGGTGAGATGATGGTAAACATTCCAATAGATGATCTATTAGAATATTCCATATCCGAAGGTGAGGTTATTGATATTTCTTATAGTCTTAATTTTATTCAAAAAATGTGCATTACTAATAAATTAGCAAGCGAAATAGAATTTTCAATTAGTGGTAATTTCCCTATGAGGATAAAATATAAATTGGATGAAAATAGTTATGTTACGTTTTATATTGCACCAAAAATTTGCTGTGAGCCGTAGGTGAAGTCACTATGAAATAGGTGAGCGACTGAACTCCTTGCGCAGCGATGGCGATAGCCGAAGGAGTATGAGTTAACGAATAGGTTTATTAAGGAATATAATCGGAAAACTTCGACTCGTCTCACTTCGTCCCAGTAAGTGTGTATAATTGCTAAAAATTTATTATATTTTTTTATTAGTTAAGTTGATGAAAATAATTATTGCCTTTTTTATATTTTGTTTAGTGTTATTTTTTTACCTTCATGTACAATTTCATTTAAAAACGAGTAACGACCTCGAAGTATTTGAAATTGAACAAGCATCCAAGGATAAATTGGAGGAAATATGTGATCTTCGGCAACCAGTTATATTTGATTTTGAAAATGACCGCATTATTCAATCTACTAGCAAAAAATACATATTAGATAATTATCATGCATTTGAAGTAAAAGTTAGAAATACAAACGATACTGATTATGCCAGTGAAATTTTCATGCCATTACCCCTTCATTCAGCAGTTAAATTATTCGACGAGGATAAAAACCCCGCTTACTATAGCGAAAATAATTACGATTTCCTTCAAGAAACGGGTGTTATTAAACATTTGCAATATAACGATGAGTTTATCCGACCATATATGGTTTCCAATTGCAATTATGATATTATGATGGGTTCTGAAAATACGACGACACCATTTAGATATGAATTGAATTACCGGAATTTTTTCGTAGTCACACAAGGATCTGTCCAGATTAAGATGACACCCCCACAAAGCTCCAAATATTTATATACCGCTTACGATTATGAAAATTTCGAGTTTCGATCTCCTGTAAATCCATGGAAAGTTCAACCACAATATTCAGCGGACTTTGATAAGATGAAATGTTTAGACATTACATTAACACCGGGAAAAACTATTCATATACCAGCTTATTGGTGGTATAGTATTAAATTCGGAAAGGATACTAGTGTTTCATGTTTTCGATATAGAACTTATATGAATAACGCTGCTATTACACCTCATATTGCAATGTACGCACTGCAAATCCAAAATATCAAAAGAGACGTTGCCAAGAAACATGATATTCGTAATTTAAATAAAGAACACCCTATCGATAATGCTGCTAATGTTACCAATAATGGTACAGATACTGATACCAGTTCTGATAATGCTACCCATATAAATGACTTACAAAAAGGCACTAATAATCCAGAACCAGTAGTATCCGAATACGAAGCTTCTACTACTATCACTCATTCAGACATTTAATTTATAATATTATATTATATAAAATGCCTTATGGTAACTTCTATTACGGAAAAGATGGTTTCTTCTTTAAGAAAATGACGGGTGGATCAGTAAGACATAACCCGTCTCTTGGACTAATATGTAATCAGCCTCAAGACGTCAATAATAGATACGTTGCTGGTTCTGGTGTTGGCGCGTCTAATATTGCAAATCGCCGTGCCAAATTATTGCACGCATCAAAGTACAAGATAAATTATCAAGCGGGACAAATTATTAGCAGACTAGGTCTTTATCCTATATTGACCCCGTTACACCCTTTAGGTATATATCCTATAAAATAACAAATACATTATAATAAAATTGATTGCGAATAAAACATAACGTTAATATGATAAATATATTATATTAATAAATAACATCTATGATGACCACATATAAAGTACATATTAATAACAGAGATTATGCTAGTTGGACCTTTTATAATGCCACAGATTTCAAAGAAATAGAATTACCCATCAACCCAATAGAAAACAAATTATTTGCAAATGATATATTTACATTGGACGATGATGAAACATCGCTCAAAAAGGTAAATATAGTGCATTCCACCATACGTATAAGTAGTTCTATACCAGGCGTTCTTATTATAAATGATAATAAAACATATGGCAGACATAAAAACGGAAAACTGCTTTATAAATGTGTCCCCGATGATATGCGTATACCCACATTCCTTGTTCCATATGAAATTAAAAATATGGGATTTTCAAAAGTATTCGAAAACATATACGTAACATTTAATTTCATGGAATGGAAAGACAAACATCCTTTAGGACTATTGGCTCAAGTTATCGGTTCAGTTGATATAATAGACAATTTCTACGAATACCAGCTTTATTGTAAAAGTTTGAATTCGTCTATTCAGAAATTTAACAAGGACACCACTAATGCTCTTAAATTAGCATCACATGATGCATTTATTGAAACTATTTGCGACAAATATACTTGCATAGAAGATAGAACAAAATGGCCCGTATTTACAATCGATCCTCCACATAGTTTAGATTTCGACGACGGATTTAGCATTAAAGAATTAGAAAATGGTCAACATCTATTAAGTATATACATATCTAACGTAACTATTTGGATGGATGTATTGAATTTATGGGACTCTTTCTCGCGCCGAATATCCACTATATATCTTCCTGATCGAAAACGCCCCATGTTACCAACTATATTATCCGATTGTTTATGCAGTTTACAAGCAAATAATTTGCGTATAGCATTTGTGATGGACTTATTTATTGACGCAAATGATGAGATTGTTGACATTAAATATTCGAATAGTAAAATCAAGGTATACAAAAATTATAGCTATGAAGAACCAGCGCTTTTAAGTAATCCAAATTATTTGATGCTAATGAATGTTACAAAAACCCTATGCAAAAAATATAAATATATCAATAGCGTTCGCAATAGTCACGATTTGGTGTCTTATTTGATGATCCTTATGAACTTTCATTCAGCAAAATCCTTACTATCACATAAAAATGGTATATTTCGCTCTACTATTATGAAACGAGATATCTCCATACCAGACCATTTACCAGAAGAAGTGTGTAAATTTATCAAAATATGGAATAGTTCTGCCGGTCAATATATAGATGTCAATGCACTGGATGTAGGTCAAACTATTAATCATGAGCATCTGGATATGGATGCATATGTTCACATAACATCACCTATTAGAAGATTAGTTGATTTGTTGAATATTATTAAATTTCAACAAAACACCGAGATGATTACGCTTTCAGAGAGTTCCGCACTATTTTATGATAAATGGATAGCTGATTTGGAGTATATTAATACCACTATGCGATCTATAAGACGAGTTCAAAATGATTGTTCATTGTTGCACTTATGCAGTACTTCTCCTGGAGTAATGGAAAAAACACATGAGGGATATGCATTTGATAAAATTATTCGCAATGATGGATTATATCAAGTGATAGTTTATTTGCCTGCATTAAAATTAACATCCCGCATTATTATGCGAGAAAATATAGAAAATTATGACATGCATCAATACAAATTATATTTGTTCCATAATGAAGAAAAATTTAAGAAAAAAATTAGGTTGCAGATACAAACTCCTTCGACAATGCTTTGCATGACTACGGAGTATAATCAGAAAACTCCGTAAAATTACTGAAATAATCTTGATATAATGTTTCTTTCCTTGTCTAAAATAATGATAAAATATATCATAAAAACGTTCACAAATATTAATAATGTTTGTTGAGCTATAGTGCAGCATTTTGCTACATTTGATAGAGGAAATTTATCTGAATAACCAACACCCGATTGAATAGTTACACTTAAACTGACCCAATCTAATATATTTTGCGGTCGATTTTTTTCAAAATTAGAAAAACTACTATATGATAAATAATTGTATATAATAGTAAATGTAATAATACATAAAATATGAAATATAACAGTAGCAAATACTAGCCTCATTATAATATTTATCTATATTTTAAATTTACGTTTGCATTTACATTTATACATAAAGGGATTGATTCGTCGCCACAAATTTCAGTGTCAATAACGGAATCTCCTTTAATTTGCTCAAAAGTGCCATATTTCCACAACTCTCTGCAATCCGCTCCATCTCACACGAAATATTATTTATTTTTAATATAGCTTTCACAAACTCCCCTAAAAAGACATCCTTTTCTTGCTCTAATTTTTGCAAGACAAGTTTACATTCAAGTGCTGATTCACAATCACACCAAGCAATGACGTAATCAATTAAATCATAATGAATCTCGTAATCGACGCCAGTATTTGTTCGTTCTTTCAATTCAAAATCTTGATAATAATCATACATACTGGTAATTTCTTGGATTATGTTCTTGACATCGCCATCTTGTGTAGAAGGTTTATGACTTTTCGAGTCATCAGGAACTGACACATTCGTAAAACAGCTGAATACACTTACCATTTGTTTGGCAGAAAGCTGGTCGAACTTTTGCGCATCCAATAAACGAGCAAATACCAAACAATGTATTTCCCTCAAGTAAGTCGCCATTTGTCCCTGCATAGTCAATACATATGTCGGTCGGTCTATATCAATTTCCTCTATTTTTTGAAGAAAACCATCTTTTTCTAAAAAGTCCAATATAACCAATACATTATCATTCAAATATTGTTCTGTATTATTGAAATGATAACGAGCATCTTCTAGCTCTTCACATTTATCAGTATATTTAATATACAAAACCTTATCAGTATCAATATATTTATAGGTATCCTGTAAATTCGCAATTTCTTTATCCAACTCCTTCCTCTTCTTATTCACAGATGTGATACGTTTGGTTAAACTATCCAAATAGTGACTAATTACATTTTGAGGTGTTCGCATACTTTCAATGCTTCCCTGCATATTTTCCACATCTGTCTCTAATTCAGTCAATCTGGTTTGCATAATTCCGAGTTCAGCGTCAATATCATTCTGAATCATAGAACGTTTGCAAAATTGTAGGAAATGTTGATCACCAATATCTATCAAGTTCAATAACAAATTGTATGAGATTTTAAATTTACTTGTTAGGCGTTGAGGTGTTCCCTTCATCATATTTCGATAAGCAGTAAGCTCTACATTTTTAAATAAATTATTGAGATGTATCACAGATCCAATAGTATCAATACCTCTTCTTCCAGCTCTACCGGACATTTGCGAGTATTCATGGGAGTATAACATCCGCATTCCAGAACCATCAAATTTATTCACATCTGTAAATATAACAGTTTTGGTAGGCATGTTGATTCCAACCGCAAAGGTTTCTGTCGCAAACAAAATTTTTATATAACCGCGAGCAAATAGCAGCTCTACCATTTCTCTAAGCACTGGCATTATACCTGCATGGTGTATACCAATACCTTTTTCTAATAGACGAACCATTTGTAAATATTCGGGTAATTCTATGTATTCTTGATAATTTGGCAATTTTCGAATAATCTGTTCGCATTCTTTTTTAACAATATAACCAACCTTGCTATCATCTTCTAGTAAAGGAAACGTAATTTCACTCGCACACACTTCTAATTGCTTTCTAGACAATACAAAACAAATAGCAGGTAACATATTATTCTCAACCAAATATTTGCATACTTGATTAAGCACGTGTGCGCGCGATATACGTACTTCTTTTTGTTCGAATAGAGATATCATCTTTTTCATTTTATGGTAATGTGTTTCGTTAAACTCTCCTTTGTCTGATTGAATAACATGTGGTTTATTAATCATGTCATTAATTTGCTTCTTCAAATCTTCATCTTTTCCAATAGATTTAAAGACACCTTGCGTCGCAGTGATAAAACTATAATGTGTTAATGGTACGACTCTTTCATGAGTGGATGCTAAATACACGGATTTATCAGACCGACCGCTTCCACCTCTTGTTTCACACCAAAGAGCAAATTTTTCAGGTGAGTCAATAGTAGCCGAAAGCATGACCATTTGGATATGAAGCGGTAACATCATAATCGTTTCTTCCCACACTTTACCTCTATCAGGGTCATTTATGTAATGAATTTCATCGAATATTACTGCACCTAATTCAGTCTCAATATCCATATCAAACATAAGGGATGCACTGGCATTAGTTGTACTAGAAGTAGTAGCATTAGTGGTAGTAGTAATGGCATTATGTTTTTTCTTATAAAGCGTATTTTGTAAAATTTCTGTAGTCATAATCAATACATCTGCCTCCGGATTTGCCTTGATATCACCGGTTAAAATACCAAACTTTATATGTGGAAATTTCAGGGTAAATTCATGAAATTTTTGATTCGACAATGCTTTAATAGGACTCGTATAAATAACTTTCTTACCTTTTGCTACAAAATATTCAATAGCAAATTCAGCTGGCAAGGTTTTACCACTTCCTGTATGCGCTGTCACCAATATATGATGCCCTTTAACTATAGCCTCAAGTGCATGTTTCTGAAATGGACTAAGAGGAAAGGGATATTTTTCAAAATGTTCTTTATATAAATTTTCATTTTCCATAGGATATGTATTGCTGCATATTTTCACCATTTTAAATAGTTGGACGATAACCTTATGTATAATGATGCTCTTCATTTAAACTATTTGGAATCAATTTTTATTTTTATAACAACGATAAAGAAAACCTATACATAGTGTTCCGGCAGAAGTTTATCAACTATTATGACTTCTATGTTTGAAGGTATTGCATGCAGATCTAAATAGGAAACCATGTCTTTAACTATATGTAATTTAAATGAACAAGTTCTATTATCAATAGTGGATTTGCTCGTCCAATTTTCCAAAGGTAGTACTTCATTTAGTCCACGAATTCTGCCGGCAACCCCACAATATTTTTTGGGTCGGGGTCCCGGTTTACGAAGACAATGTTTAATCACCCATTCCGCTTGTAGGGCATTGACATGGTCAGGAAATCCAGACATTAAACAATAAATCTCCCAACCTCCATCCGTTCTGCTGGTAAATTTAGCACCGCCGCAAATTTCTTTATTATGTTGTCGCAATCGTCTAACAGGGTCATTCGTTGACCCATTATATGTCAAATTTGAAAACTCGGGTAACACATTACGAAGCAAATAACAGAACCACACCATATATAAATAGGGACACTATATTTATATACTATATACGAGATCTTCTAGATCTATGTCTCCTAGATTTATTTTTTATAGACCTTCTTCTTCCAACTCGTCTCCTTCTACTTTTTCCACCGGACAATGATACAGAATGCCCTTCTTTGTCTATACAACTTCCAAACATCGTATATTTATTGCCCCTGGCTCGAGATAAACACTCATTTTTTTTAGCAATAGTCTCTTTGGACGCAAATATATTAGCTCCTTTGTTCCATACATCACCTCTACGCATGATATATATTTATAGAGAAATATAAATATAAAATGAATGTATGTTATATTCATAATATACCACAAACAAATTACCAAATGATAATAGCAAATAAATACAAGATTATAGATCGACTTGGATCAGGATCATTCAGTCAAATATATAAAGGAGAGAATATACGAACAAAAGAACTTGTAGCCATTAAGGTAGAACCATTAAAAAATGAAACGAAAATGCTAAAACACGAATCGAGAATATATCAATATTTGGGTAACACGATTCATATTCCTCAATTAAAATGGTTTGGTACAGATGATACCAATTATTACATGGTATTATCCTTATTAGGAAAGTCGCTAGCATTGCTGCGAGCCGTAGACACTGCGCAGTGTGTCGAAGGTGAGCGATTGAACTCCGTAGTTGCCGGAGGCAGCCGAAAGAGTTCTATAAAACCAAATACTTTGTCTCTCATGACAACACTTTCCATAGCTATAAATATTATTAAACTATTGAAAGGACTTCATGAACAAGGCCTAATACATAGAGATATCAAACCAGACAACTTTTTATTTGGATTAGATGATAAATGTGGTCAATTGTATTTAATAGATTTCGGATTTTCAAAAAAATATATGAAATCGGATGGAATAACCCATATAGATATTACCACAAATAAAACGTTAATAGGTACACCGAATTTTGTGAGTATAAATATGCATAAGGGAATAGAACCTAGTCGTAGAGACGATCTAGAATCGGTAGGATATGTAATGATATATTTGCTGAGTGGATATGGATATGATTTACAGAACAACTCTTATAATATCCAGTCTTATAAAGAGAGCATTGAGAGAAACGATAGAATACCAAACGTAATCAAACAATATTTGAGCTATTGTAGAAATGTAGGGTTTGAACAAACACCAGACTACGAATATTTGATTAATTTATTGACGGAACCCACAACAAAATAATATAGCACAAAAGAATATAAAGGTTGCTACTATTATATAGTATAATAAGATGTCATCACCCGATTCTATCGAAACACCTCAACTCGTTACATCCTCCGAACGCCTAACAGGGCGCGTCAAGTGGTTTAACAACAAGACTGGTTATGGATTTATTACTATCACGGACGGAGCTCGTGCTGGGTCAGATATTTTTGTTCATCATAGTGGAATTATGGTGTCCAATGCGCAATACAAGTATTTGGTGCAAGGAGAGTATGTTGGGTTCAAACTCGACAACACCTCTACCGGAGCACATGCCATTCAGGCAGGAGATGTGAGTGGAATTAACGGGGGTAAGTTGATGTGTGAGACCCGTCACGAATTTAAGCAAACACGAACTAACTATGCTGAGAGTGGAGAGGAGCAGCCAGTTAGAATGCCTAGATCTACTCGTGCACCAAACACAACCCCCAGAGGGCAGGGTCCTCGTGAAGGACAAGATTGGTCTCTTGTCAAGGGGCGTGAGCAAACAGGTGGGCGAGGCGCGTCTTCAGGTGGAAGAGGAGGAAGAGGTCAAAGCAGACCCACTCTTCAACGAACCAATACTATTGCGTAAGAAAACGAATAAATAAATAAACAAAAAAATGAATTATTTTACATTACATATGATAATGTAAAATAAAATAATATGGAAAATCATATACCAACCCAAAATAGTATAGAAACTTATAATGAATGTTTAATTTGCAGGGATCCAATTGATCCTCACAAATATGTAAGGTGTATAAATTGTAAAATAGTATTACATGATAGTTGTGAGAGTAGAGATAGGAATGAAAAAAAATATTGTAAATGTCCACATTGTCAAAGAATAGGAACACTTTGTTTGGAGGCAAACGAAGATTACTCAAATGAGTTTATAAATTAAAAAACTTATTATTTAGTTGATTTAGAAAAAAAATAATTATAGGGTGTAATTATATAATGCCAAAACATACTCGCAGTAGACGCGGAAAAAGAGGAGGTGATGGGACATCTGCGTCTTTTTCTGATTCGACAGACACGGAACGTGATGAAGAAGGTATGATACCAACAGGACTCTTATATGATGAACAAGATGAACAACATGAACAAGGTATGATACCTAAAGGTCTCTTAGATGACAATGAAGAAGGAATACCTGGATCTAAATTTTCTAAATATTTTCCTCAACAGCAAAAATCGTCCCGCACTCGTAGTCGCGCAGGAGGTAAAAGATCTAGAAAGGGGAAGAAATCTAGAAAAGGAAAGAAATCAAGAAAGGGTAAAAAGAGTAAATCCAGACGACGACGATAATACATTTACTGATAATCAGTTTAAAGTCACTTACACATAAGTAGTATGACGATTATGGCAAACCAAATAGTAAATTCTGAGATCATCGCATTGGAACAACCAGAGAAATCAAATATTTCAGAACTATTTGAAAACATAACAGACATCATTAGTTCTTTTAAAAGTCAAATAAACACTCTATTTCATGAATTAAAATTGCTTGAAAAGAATGTGAAAAAGGAAATGAAATTGATGAAAAAGAATGTAGAGAAAAGTAAGAATAAAGGAAATAAAAAACCATCGGGATTTGCCAAACCCACAAAGGTTACGGATGAATTGTGTGTTTTTATGAATGAAAAGGAAGGAAGTACGATTGCCAGAACAGATGTCACTAAGGCGTTAATCGAATACATAGCTAAACACAATTTACAATTCAATGAAAACAAACAAATTATCATTCCAGATGAAAAGTTGAAAACTCTACTCGGTATCAATGATGGGGACAAGGTTACGTATTTTACTCTACAAAAATACATGAATAAACATTTCATCAAATCAGATGAACAAATACATACATTGTCGCTATAAATAGCATAGTGGAGGGAAACGTAGGCTTGCTTGCAAGCCGATGTTTCCTGACTATAATCCGAAGGCGCTAGCCGAAGGATTATGGGACATGTAAACAAAATACATATATATTTTGTTTATATTCCTTCGCTAAAGCTAAGGAATATAATCAGGAAATGTCGGCTTGCAAGCAAGCCTACATTTCCATTCAACTTACACAGGGATAATGGTAAGACGTGCATTAATATACCGCCCATTATATTTCTTTTTAGAATCAATATTGAAACATAAATTTCTCATTAAGTGATATGCTTCTTTTGGATAAACTATTTTGTAGAGTTGGATAGTAGAGATAATTTGACGTTTTATATTGATAGCTCCTGGAATGTTTTCGAATACAGGGTTATAATTAGGGTTGTCATATCCTGTCCATAAATGATTTTCTTTTTCGCTATCAGTGAGCATTGCAAAGAACGCGGGCTGAATGCATATATATTTCAGAAAACACAACAAAGCATAAGATCTTAGGTTATTTAATAATCTGAGCGGTTTATAAATAGTCTGCATAAGCGCAATTTTAGTATCATATGTAAAATATTCTTGGATATAACGTAAAATTTCATGAGGTAATCGCATTAATTTCTTTGAACAAATACGTTTATTTGCTGATATAGCGGATTCCTTCTTTTCAATCTTTTCATTTTCATTATATAATTTTTTATATGTTTTCCATTCAATAGATAGCGCACTGACATTCATTTTATGTTTAAATTTATTCAACGCGTTAAATGCCTTTTTTCTTTCACGTTGATGTCGTCTTAATATTTTTTTTCTAATGAAATGCATATTTTTTTTATTTTTAAGTTGTTCTGTTATTTGATCAAACGTACCAGTGAATGTATATTCTATTTGTAATAAAGTGGTAAAATGTTCAACACGACCCATAATTATATCATAATTTTGTTGAAGATTTGCTAGATGTATGACATCATTTTTTATTTTTTCTTGAGCTAATATTGCAGCAGTATTTTTCCTAATCGTAGCTGAATTTTGATAACGAACAATGTTGACCCGTTTAGCTTTAGCTACAACAGCGTTGATAAATAAAACATGTTCTGGTGGCGGCGATGTAGGAAAACGTAGGCTTGCTTGCAAGCCGAAGTTTTCTGGATTAAGCTCCGGTTGTTCGCCTTCGGCGAACCACTTGGCGGGCACTACGTGCCCACTGAGAACGTTAGTGAAGGAGCTTGGATAATTGGAAGTTTGCATTTTGTTAAACAATAGTTTAATGAGTATCCGAAAAGAAAGAATAAAATAAAGGATTTCAATTTTATTTTGTAATAAGAAATTTTATTTTGTAAAAAAGGAAAGGAATAAAAAGGGATAAATTTTAGTAGAAGAAGAAAGAGGTGAAAAAGAAAAAAAATTGAAAAAGAAAGAAGGTGGGAAGGAAAGTGTATAAAATAAGCGAGAAGAATATCAAGAATATCAAAGAGAATGTCCCTAATAGAAGTAAAGATGGTAAGATCGAAGGAGGTGATGTTGCAGAATGCGTGCCGGGAGGCGGTGCGTCAATGTGCGGAGCATTACAAGTTGGACGTGGAGGAGGCGATGAGGGGTGTAGGTAAGGTGGAGATAGTGAAGGGTGTGAAGGGTGTGAAGGAGGTGAAGGAGGTGAAGGAGGAGAAGGAGGAGAAGGCGGCGCAAGCTGGTAAGGTAGTCCGTGGTCGTCCGAAGAAGGAGGCGAAGGCTTTGGTAGTAGATTCGACGGAAGACCTGTTTGCGAGCCTAGTGTCAGCGAATAAATCATCTGTAGAGGAGGTGAAGGAGGAAGTGAAAGAGGAAGTGAAAGAGGAAGTGAAGAAGGAGATCAAGGAGGTGAAGAAGAAAGCAAGTAAGAAGACGAAGGCAGTCGAAGTGGAAGCAGAGAAGGCAGTCGAAGTGGAAGCAGAGAAGGAAGTCGAGAAGGAAGTCGAAGTGCAAGCAGAGAAGAAAGCTAGCAAGGAGGCACAAGCTGAAAAGAAAGCTGCTAAGGAAACCGAAGAACTCGAAAAGAAAGCTGCTAAGGAAGCCGAAGTACTCGAAAAGAAAGCTGCTAAGGAAGCCGAAGTACTCCAAAAGAAAGCCGATAAGGAAGCTCAAGAACTCCAAAAGAAAGCCGATAAGGAAGCTCAAGAACTCCAAAAGAAAGCCGCCAAGGAAGCCGAAGTACTCCAAAAGAAAGCCGATAAGGAAGCC